TTGTGATCCTTGTAATGATCTATTGGTTGGAAATACTGGTTTTGCCCAACTTCCATGTTTCTTAAACTTACCGGTATGATTTGTTGCAAATTCACCATTGAAACGAATCCATTCTCCATTTTCATCTTGAAAACCACATTGATCTTGCAATCCACCAGTTACATTGTTAATTATTGGAGTACCTGATAGCATCGCTTCGGTTGAACTTAATCCCCATCCTTCGTTGCTACCAATATTAACTACAACATCAGCTACATTGTACATTGCATTAAGATCTTGTGAAGATAATTTTTGTTCTGAAAACAATATTTTACAATTTGGTGCTAATGCCTTTGCTACTGCACGAAGATCCGTTCCATTTTCATCAATTGCTTGAGTATGCATTAATAATGCAACACGACTCTGTTGTTCTGCTGGTAACTGATCTACAAAATGTTTGAATGCAATAACTAAATCACCTGGTTGCTTCCTTCTAATATTTCGATTGTTCCAAAATACTACAAAATCTACGCCGTTACGTGTTTTAATGCGTTCATACATTTGCTTGTATGTTTCATCGGTTTTTGGTAACGGCTTAAACATGTTGTGATTCAATCCGTGCGGCACAAATCCGGTAACTACTTGATTCCATTTAAGATCTGCAGGAGCTGAATCTCCATCATCATAATCTACAACCCCAAATCCGTTCTGTTTAAGCACTTCTCTGTGAATATTATCAGATTGCTTACTAATGCCCATAATCATATCACAACTGCCGTAAAAAGGGGCGTTCCACATTGGATACGGCAAATCATCCCAAATAGAATAATACGTAATTGGAACACCAAACGTTGTTTTAATTTCATGTTCTAGTTGATACAACCAAGTCCAGTAACGAGGATCTGTAAAGTGAAGAATTGCATCGGGACGTTCTTGATTCAAAATTGCAAACAAGATGTTTCTGTCTCCATATCCATTCCATGGAATCAATTTAACTGACGCATCTTGTATGCCAGTTTCTCGAGCAATTTCTTGAGACAAATCAAATGCTTTGCCGGCATCTGGATGATTGATTGCTGCACCTAATTGCACCCAATCAAATTCCTTAACGGTGTTTAAAATAATTTCTTTGCTAACTGTTCCAATTCCAGATGGAAGACGGAAATCATCTGCTAATAATAGAATTTTCTTTTTTGCAGGACGGTTAGGATCAATTTTTCTTAATTTTGGTAACTCCATTTATTATTCCTTATAACTTTATTATAAATATGATTAACCTAATATTACTACCGGTTTTTCTAGTTTCTTTACGGTATTGTATGCTGTCTTTAAAACTGGATCTAATGCAGTTTCATTGGTCATAATCATCATGTAATCGCAATGCTGTGCAATGAGTTTCATGCGATGATGAAGTTGGCTGAAATGATATGGTTTGCCGTAATATGTTTCTGGCATTGCTGAGTATAAATTATATCCAGAAAATGACGGATTGAATTCTCGATACTGCATACCAAATTCTAATGCATATTTTCTAACCATGCTGTTAGCACCTTCATTTCCTCCGGCACCTATGACCGTTAACTCTTCTGGAAACTTGCGTTTCAACATTTGCAAAGTTTCTTGCACTTTGCGTTTATTCTGCCAACCAGTATTTCCAATTACTGCTACTTTTGTCATATTGTTTTCTCGTATAAGAATTTGACACCTTTTGGCATATGACCGTATGCAATTCGAAGCATACCTTCTAACAAGGCTCTATTTTCTTTACCGTTAGGATCATCATGATTTGTTAGCAATGTATATTCACACTTCTGCCATCCAACATATGGAGCACGTTTTTGTATTTCAAATCCGTATACAAAAGTATGTTTATGTTTATATGCTATCATACTACTATTATAATGATTTATCCGTACGAATCCTATTTTCTCGGGGACAATTTACATAATCAGTTTTAAATGGACAATACTTGCAATTCTTATCACCTTTGCCAGCAACAGCTTCATATTGTCTATCTGCTAACTTGTTGCCGTCTGCATCAAAGCAATGATCAATAAAATTGTCAATATGTTTTTGTACTTTGCGTTGAGTTACTGTGCCTGCTGCAGGTCGTAACAATTGGATGCGTTTCTGAGGAAACATTGATTCTTCAACAAGTTTGCGTTTAACTATGAAAAACTCAACTACAATGTTTTCTTTAGGGACGCCAAACTGACGTGAAAAATAATTCTTATAGGCAACTAGTTGTGCCATTTTCAAAGAATCTGACTTTTGATATTTATTCCAACCACTTCGGCTTGTTTTGATATCGTATATATGAATTGTATTGGTAGGTACATGACGCAAAACTAAATCAATAAAGCCGTACCAATATACCGAAGAATTTGTCTCTGATGCCGGTTCGCAAAGTTCTAATTCAATTCCAACCAATTCCCAATCCTTTGTCGAGAAGTATTGTTTGCGACGTTTCTTGAACCAATCTAATATAGCAACACCATCTTCTAAATATTCTGCCATTTGCAACGGATTGGAAAAATGTTCTCCGTTAGATTCATCAACACGTCGTTTGTATTCTTCTCGAAGCTTGTTTGTTAGAATGCTACGGAAATCCAATGCATCTGCACGTTTAACTGAATCTGTATACATTACGGTTAAATAATGTTGCAATGTTTCGTGAAAAGCCGTACCAAAGCAAGTTTCTATGCTAGATTGAAATGGAGCTAATCCATCAATATATGCAAGTTTCCATGACAACGGACAACGTTCAAACATGGACCATTGTGAATAAGATATCTTACGAGGAACTGATGTAGCATCACGTAATGATAACGTATAGATAGGATTAATATAGTTTCCAGATTTCATACATATAATATATGAAATTATTTTGTAAGATCCAAATAATGTTGCCGTTGTTCTTGCAGATAAATATCAATTAAATCTTTTGTTTTGTTAAGATCTTGTTCAAATGTACCTTTATGTCGGCATCTTACAATGCGTTTAATGATATCAAATTCATAGCTATTAAGTGACCACTCTTCTGCAAATTTATACAAGCTATCTTTACCTCTGTAGTGTGATTGTGTGTTTACGCTCATTTCTTAACTCCTTTGATCATTGTTTTTATTTCACGTTCAGCATAACCGTATAATGACAGAAGACGGGTGCATTGTTCTTGATTTAATAATTCGGCGTAGTCGATTGCTTCGGATTTGCTTACTTGATAATGTTCTGCAATCTGATCAATCAATTTGTCTGAATATTTATCGTCTTTTTTACCTTTAACATACTTTGCAAAACCTTTGCTTGTTGGTAGTATTTCATGATAAAGGCGATATGTTTCTCTAGGTCGTAACAATCCTATTGTATATGTTTGTAACTCATTAACAAGTTCTATCAGATCCTGCCGCATTGATAGCCATCGATTCACAATAAATGGAGAAAACTTTGCCTGATCTGTTTCAGACCATTTACGCCATTCTTTCTTTTTGTGTGTGACTCCATCAATAAAATCAAAAATTGTTGCACCCTTTTTTTCTTCTGCCATGTTTATAGTTTATATTTCTGCTTGTATTTTTCTTCAAATAATTCACCCATACCAATTTCTAAAATAACTGCTGCATCTGGTATGCCTGGTATTTTACGTTCTAACACATCATCAATGCTTTTGTTTCTCAATGTTTTCATTTTTATTTTTGCATTGCTACGAGCTGATGTTTTGAAAACTAATGTTACATCAGCTTTATGATATGGCACCGACATTATTTTTTCAATTTAATTGGTTGAAACTCTTCCGGAATAGCACCACAATCATCGCATCTAAATACCGGTACTGGTACCATTGTATCTTTGTCTCCGCCTGTTAGAAACTTTGACACTTTGTTAATTGCCATTACCTGACGAAAATACAATCCGTCACATTCTTTGCATTGTATCGGTTGCATATCATTAGGACCGATATTTACATTTAATTTATTACTCATATTTCTCCTAAAATATTTACAAACATTGCCATTGCATTGATTTCTTTGTCTACTACACTAGCATCTTTAAATTGCGACTCTGCAATAATCAATATTACCGGTGCAATATGGCCGTGAGCAAATTCATCTAAGTTATCATATAGAAATGTATACAATGGCGTAAAATCTCGCACTTTGCTATCCGCAATAATTTGACGAATTTTAGTAAATGCTGCCTTTTTATCTTTGCTATTACGCAGAACATCCAAAATTTCCGTCATGTAATTGGCTTGTATGCTACTTGTTTTGTCTAATTGCAATACTCCGTTAACTACGGATGCTTGTGCTGCATTAATTGCACGACGAATATCTGGATAAGATGCATTAATGATTGCTGCTACGTCTTTGATGTCATATCGTATTTCATTTTCTTCAAGTACTTGCACTAATCGCTTTGCTACATCCGTTTTATTGGGTGGAGTTATTGCAAATGTCTGACAACGAGATTGAATTGGGTCAATAATCTTTTCAACATAATTACATGTTAAAATGAATCGTGTTGTTTTGCTATAAGTCTCCATTAAATTGCGAAGTGCGGCTTGAGCATTAGGTGTCAAGTAATCTGCTTCATCTAAAATAATGATTTTCCAACGACGAAATCCAACTGTAGATGCATATCTTTTAATTTTATCTCTAACAGCATCCACCGAGTTTTCATCCGATGCATTTATATACATAACATCGGCGTCCACACTAGAGGCAATGATTTTTGCCAACGTGGTCTTCCCAGTTCCAGCTGTGCCATAAAATAACAAGTGAGGAACGTCGCCATTAGCAATAAATATGCCAACTTTTTCAATGATATGTTCATTTCCTATATATCCTTCTAATGTATCTGGGCGAAACGATTCTACCCAGAGTGTATTTTCTGTGTTTCCGTACATACTTAAATACCTGTTGATCCAAATCCTTTGTCACCTCGTTTAGTTCCGGATAATGCTCCGGTAGGCAACCATTCTATATGTTCTACTTTGCAAAGAACCATTTGAGCTATTCGATCTCCTTTTTCAAATTCAACAGCTCTAGGACCATGATTAATTAAAATAACTCCTATTTCTCCTCTATAATCACAATCAATAGTGCCTGGAGAATTCAATACAGTGATTCCATGTTTCAATGCCAATCCGCTTCTTGGTCTAATTTGTATTTCATATCCTTGCGGAATTTCTACATATAATCCGGTGTTAACTAGAATTCTAGTACCCGAATCCAAAAATATGTCCTCGTTGCAACAAATATCTAAACCTGCGGATCCCGGAGTCTTATACTGCGGGATCGGATTATTGGATGTGTTTTTTACTGGTACTATCATAACAATTAATTCTGTAACATTACTAACCAATATGTTGAATCAAAATCATTTCCAACAAAATCTATACGAGCTAATCCATCTGGTGATACATGCAACTGACCAGCATCTCCTCGATTTGCTACAAGTACTTCTTTCAATTTATCTGCAGAGAAACAAACTGGATCCATATCTGCACCTGGAGTATTGCCTACTTCAAATGTGATGTTGTCTGCATTTACGGTACTATAATTAATAATAAAACGAATTACACCACCTTTAACTTGAACTGCAAAGTTTTTAGCATCAGGCAAAGCATTTTTTGCTTTGATAAATTTAGTAATAAACTCATCATTAACTGGAATTTGAATTTGATAATCAGGCTCTGCATTGATTGCAGGTACTGCTGGAATGACAGTGGTATCAGCTAACATAAAGGTTGCTTCAGTTTTTCCTTCGCTGATTTTCATTGCATAGTTTTTACCTGCAGAATCTTTAACATCAATTTCAATATTTTCACCTAGTGCTGATAACATTTTAATTAAGGCGCCTGTATGATTGATTCCTAATTCGCCTTTCATGAAAGGAGTCGTTTTCCATTGAATTTTACCTACAACGGTTTGATCAATATCAATTAATTCACATCCGATTCCTTCGGCATTTTCTTTTAGTTTAACTGCCTCGCAATTACCAGCAAGATAATAACGATTAATTAATGATTGTAATTTGCTTTTTTCCATTTTTATCCTGATTAAAATTTAAAGAATTTATTAAAGTTTTCTGCATCGGTAGTTGAAATTGAATCACCTCCGAATTTTTTATATGTTTTAATATACTTTTCGTATACTTGTGGTGCTGCATCTGGATCTGCAAACATTTCATGCAATGATAAAATCACATCATATAAATCTTTAGGAACTACTGTTTCTAACAATTCAACGTGACTATCAACTAATTGATTTATTTCTTTTGCAGCATTCACATACAAATGGGTATTATGAACAACCATTCTAGGCATAGCTTCTTGTGAATATCTATCTAATCCAGCATCCGTCTTACCGCCGAGATATTCATATGTAAAATCAGCACAAGCTGGACATCCTAATTGACAAGGTACATGTTGTGTCAAATCAATTCCAGTTACATCACCCGTTTTGCCTTGTTTGATATGTGACTTACGTCGATACTCAGCATTCTTTGGAAAATACAATTCAGAGAATGTTTGTGTCTTGAAATTTGTTGAATGAAGATACGTTCCAAATACTGGATATTGTCCTGGTGATGATGAATCCGTTGTTACTGTAATTCTTCCTCCGTAATGTTTATTCATTAATTTTTGCATTGTTGCTAAAATAAAGAAATCGGAAATTTTACTAATTCCTAACAAGTGAAGATATTCATTACGAGTTTTTTCAAATTCTCCTTCTTTAAGCATTAATGATAATGCAAACATGAAATCAACTAATTTTTGTGGACCACCAATCGCCCATCCTTGAAAATCAAAATGCTTGAATTTATGATACCACCATGTATATTCCTCAGCATTCGATCCTTGCAACATATTCAAAAACTTAGTCTTACCGCTTTGATGTTTTTCAAACCAAGCAAAGTTATCATAACTAATATCTGCACATGTTGCAAATTGATTTCTATATTTAGTTTTAGGTGGTATATCTAAATTTGCTGCAACATCGCTGTTTGCTTCTAACCAATGAAAAATCTTTTCACGAAGTTCATTACTATACGGCAAAGCACCAGTTGCAATCTGATATCCTCCAGAATCTCCAAATACTAATACATCTTTTTCTAATCCTAGTTGATCTCGAAAATCCATTTTTTTGTAATGATGTCCTGCCGTAATCAAAAAGTATGGATGTCTCCAATCTTCTGGATAACGAGAGTCAAAAAACTTTACAGGGTCACCATTTGAAAATTTCATATCTTTCTTAAATGCAGAAACCATAGATCCTGCAGATAATGATGGAAAGTATATGAATCTTTTAGCTTCGCTCATTGTATTCCTTTAGTTTATTAATTAATTTTGTTGCTGAAAAAAAGTTTTTATGTAATGCTGTAACCAGTTGATTAATATTAGTTGTTATATCAGCATTTTCATATTCTAATATTGCTTGAACCACATCATCTATACTATTCGCACGTTTAAACATCGGCGAATACATTTCAGTGTATGATAATCTATCTGGCACAATCGGACATGCTCCTGCACAAGCTGATTCATACATTGATATACCTAATGTTTCTTGATCTGCAAATGATACTGCAAACTTAGCTCGTCGAAGCAATTCATGATATTCTGGTTTAGTTAAATTCATTTCCATTGCTACACAGAATTGATAATGTGCTAATTCTGGACGAGCTGCTAATTCTTGAAATAAGTCTAATCGTTTCTCAGGAGCTATACGGTGCGGAAACACTATGATGTTTTCTTTTTCTGCCCAAGCTTTTGGTTGAATTATATTTTTGGTATATTCCATTGGCCAGCCCGTACGATGAAATGTTAAATTGAATGATATATCATATGTTTTACTCATTAAATCAAAGTGAGCTTGTGTTGCTAACCAATTGAAATCAAATGCAGATATAAATGATTGTTCTGCGTGTCGTATCCACGATTTTCCTCCTACGAGACGACCTAAAAAATCATTTGGATCATATGACCCCGCGTGCCATAGTCCGTGCGTTACAACGGGAATATTTAGGAGTTCGCTCATGTATTTTACATTGATAATACCCGGATGCCATGCATCTGTAAAAATAATATGATCTCCTGGCTGAATATGTCCTCGGGTAAACATGTAACTTAAAGAATGAACTTGCTTTGCTTTATACATGTTAGTACCACCAAAATTTAAGAATGCACCTGGAGTGGTTGCTTCTGGAATATTCAAATCTCCCTCTACAACAATTACTTCAAATCCAGCTTCTTCTAATAATTTTGGTACATGAGTCTTCCATTCGCAGGTATAACGAGTTGGTACTGATTCTATGTCAACTAAAAATATTCTCATCTTATCTTTCAATTATCGCTCCATTTTCCCAATCTTCCCAAACTTCTACTTTGTATAATTCTGGAAATTGATCTAATAAAAATTCTCCAATAGCTTCGCATGACATTGCACCAAATTCTAGTACATTATATGCATCTTTTTCGAAATACATATGAAGATTTCGTTTTATCTCTCGATTTAATAAAATAAATTCTTTGTCTCGATCCGTATGCGTTACATGTGCATAACATCGAAATCCAAACATGTGTCGATGTCTATCCGATAAGAATGCTACTTCCGGGAACACATCTTTAGCAGCGGGCCAACAATGAAACCCTTCAATACTAAATGTTACTACTACGCTGTACTTCATCTGCAATTAATTGTTTATATTTAGTTGTAGACCAACCATGTGATCTATCAATGTAATGAATAAGAGTACCTAAATCTTTACCGGTAAAATCTTTTCCAATGTAATCATCTCCTAGGAAACGAATATCCGGATCAATACCTTTAATAAATTCATAAAGTATTTTTTCCGTAGAATACGTTATAACTTCATCAATCATTTCTAATGAAAGCAACATTTCTTTACGTTCGGCTACTGATAAGATAGGTTTCATTTTTTCTGGACGTTCGATACTAGGATCTTCATGTAACAATACAATCAACCTAGTACAATGTTTTTTACATTCATTAAACATCTTAATATAACCTGGATGTATTACATCAAAGTTACCAGCAATTACTCCTATTTTCATTGTCTATCGAATTTATAATCATCTGGAGTTACTTGTTGCATATTATGCACTGTGGTACAATACAATGAATAATCTGCATACACAACTTTAATACTATCTGTTTTCTTTAGCAATCCAGCATCTTTACAATCCAACATTAATAAGATGTGAGCTCGAATTCTAATCATTGGTGGTATCTTTTCTAACATACCAGGAGTAACTTCTAATGTTACAAAACTAGTATCAGAAATCATTCTGAATACCATATCCCATCGCTCTTGTTCAATTAACTGCTGTGTAGCTCCGGAACAAAAATAAACATGTGCTATTTTATTTGCTACAATTTTATCTAATGCCTTTACATCAGCAATAAATAAAGTTTCAATATCGGTAAAGCGACCTTCTACTTCTTTACCATACCAATGAGTTCTATAACCAATCATACCATATTATAATAAAATAATTGCTATTTTCCAAATGAAAAGAATCGATTTGCATTATTATTCTCCGGTAATGCGCCCCATCCCATTGCAGAATAAAAATCATCAAACTTATTGCTTAACTCACTTGAAAACATTTTGTTATGATCAATATACTGTTCTGCAAAGGCTACAATCTCTGGTGGGTCTTGATAACCTCGTAATGCTATAGTTTCAAAGCCATATGGATTGTTAAGCAAGTAACCCCATTTAATTTTTTCTCCATCTGATATAGGTAACACATCTGTATTTAATTGTGTTAACATATCATTGAAATTGATTGCAGCTTTAACGTGTGCAGTGGATCCTTTGATATATCCAGAAAATGGTTTTCGGCCTTTGATATATTTTGACAATTCTTTAACACTTGAATTCTTCATAATATTCAATACTTCTGATTTTTTAATATTACTTTTGAAATCATGTATCAATGTAGAAGTTGTTTGCTTGTCTTTGCCTTTAAGAATAAACCACAATGTTTCTTTCATGATCTTTTTAAAGTCAGCCGGAAAACTTGATCTTACAACATCTAATCCTTTTATATCCAATTTATCTGTAGGTTTTCCTTCTTTGAAAATAACCCATTGTGCATATCGTTTCTTTGCAATCCATAAACCAGATTTTGCAATGTATTCCTGCTTAATTTGGAATCTATGTTTTTCGGTATTATGAAATACTTTTGCATATTGATTATACATTGTATTAACAGTGCCTTGAATCTCAGATGCAATTGCATTTGTTTGTTCAATCATGAATTGTTCATCTTCAACATCGCATCCTGGAAATCTATGTTTGATTAAAGGTTCGCTGCTACAAAAGGTTGAATCTGTATCCGTGTAAAATGCAAACTCTGCTTTATCTCCAGATGCATTAACAAAATGATCCGTGCCTAATTCTCGTTGATATTGATTATTAATAACACGACCAGAAAATTTAATTATGCTTTGCCCTACTGCTGTAATAGCACCTGCATTATCTAGATCATGAAAACGAAATGTTTTTAATCCTAATACTCCATAAAATGAATTGAGCAATACTTTTTGCGTTAACTGCAATGCATCATAGAATTTATACTCCTCAGTACCTACTGCAAATGTATCTCGTTTGTCTTTGAATATTACACGTTCATCAAACCATTTTTCAAGAATCGTTGGAAGAAATCCGCGTTGATCATTTCTATAGACTGTACCGTTACTTGCAATACTGTAATTATTTTCAACTAACCAAGATCTAATATCTGGAATTGTTTTTCCATTCATCGTGACCTGAGTTGCTTCGTCTCGCATCATACATTCCTGATTCCAATTTGATACAACTCCAATTTTTGTTTCTGGAGATATATTCAATGTCATGATGATACTAGGATACAATGATGTTAAGTCCAAGTCATAGATCCATTTATATAATCCAGGTACCGGTGCTTTTACATATGCTCCTGCTAATGCATCAGCTATTGTTTCTTCTTCAATGAATCGGAACTGTTTGTTAGGCGCAACTAATCCGTTTCGCTTTAAATCTACAATTGCAGCACCATCTAGATATTTAGATGCATAATATACATCTTCATATGGAACGTGACCTTTGTGACAAATTGAACGTGCTAAATTCAACATTTGCAACTTGTCGTCTAATTCATAAACCAGATCAACGTCAGTCATATTGTAATAAGCAAACTTGTGAATATCTTGTGTAAATAGTGTATCTAAATCACCTTCGTATTCAACTTTGCCTCGACCTAATTCAAATTGTGCTACTGTATCTAATCGATAATTAGGAAGTTCTGTATATGTAAAGTTTTTATATAATTTTAAATAATCTAAACTAGATACACCTAAAATTTTCCACTTACCGGATTTGCTTTGTTCAACTACTCCTGCGGGAGATAATTTTTTAATGGATTGTGCACCTAATACTTTTTTGCAACGACCTATCAAATACGGAATATCATATCCATCAGTATTCCAGCCTGTAATTACTGTAGGTTGTATTTCTGCGAATATATTAATAAATCTAGTTAATAAGTCTCTTTCATCTCGAAATATCTCTAAAGTATAGCCGTCACCTTGTATTTCACGGTCTTTTATGCGGCCTAATTCATCTAAAATTAATACTCGACGATCTTTGCCGACTTTATCATAGTATGCAATTGAAGTAATTGATGTACGTACATCATCAATTGTACTATAACCATTTTCATCTTTTGCTGTTTCAATGTCAAAAAAGAAATCTCTATGTCCTTTTGAAGGCTCATCTGATTCATAATACAAATCAATTAGAGTTCTAACTTCTTCATTTAAATCAGATTCATATGATTTAGGATTATCTCTGTGATTACCAGCAACACGATCTAATCTAGTGCCGTCTAATGATTGATATTGTCCTTGTGTATTTGGTAAATATCCATATGGTTGAAATGGAAACTTTTGATGTCCTAATTCATCATCCCAAACGTGCATAATGCCGTTTTTCTTGTCGTAACCTATTGCTTGATACATTTTTTATTTTTATAGTATCTGATGATACCGTATGTGTTTATTGCTATTATAACTAATCCCAGGACCATATGACTAATATTATTTATGTAAATATCATATACAATCCAACCAATATCTCCTACTATCCACCAAATCAAAGCAGGAAGAAAATGTCCGCGGGCATTGACAATGAAACCAATCAATACCAATGCCGTGCAGACCCATCCTAATGCTTCAATCATGGTTTTGTGTTTACCATAGCAATCTCATGTTCGCGAACCAATATAAATTCAGCATCTCCCAATTGTACTTTCTTCTGGGATCCTAAATTTCCAGAATATATTTTAACTCGATCTCCGGCTTTTACTGTCATTGGTATTTTGTTACCGGTTTGTGTAAACAATCCATCGCCTACCTCCATCACATCACATTCAACATATTCATCCATACCTGCCATCATGATGATACCACTCTTTGTTTTTTCTTGTTTTTCTAATTCTTTAAGGAGTACTTGATCTCCAATTGGTTTCCAATTCATAACTTTTCCTTTTATTTATTATACAAATTTATAACTGTTTCTCGCGTTATATTAGATCCTACTAATCGACCTATTTCTATTCCATTTTTAATTAACAATACGGTTGGTACATTACGCACATTCCATGTTTTGCAAGTTTCTGCACTAGAATCTGCATCAATAAATGTAATTGACATTTGAGATTGTAATGATTGCATTACAGGTTTAATCATTTTGCAAGGACCGCACCATTCGGCAGTAAAATAAAGTAGTTGTTTCATCTTGTTATAACGTAATTAATTTGGTAATTTCCAAATGTTGTTGTTACTGTATACATATTATTTTAATTTGCTGATTAATCTGGGAGGGAACCAATCACAAGTATATTCATCCTTAGATACTCTGATTCTTTTCTCCCATAAGTCAATTCCTTGTACAATACCTTTAATCGAGTGTGATTCATCTATTTTAACTTTAACTACTTCACCCAATCTTAGGTTTTTTATATCATCAACGCTCATATTTATTTCAATTTATTAATATCATTATAATGGATCCCACAATTTCTACAAACTAAGTAATTATCTGTAATCCAACTTGAATGTCCAGGTCCATAAATACCATTACTTTGTCTTTTAATATGGTGTATCTTATCAGTAGATTTACAAACAGGACATTCAATCTTACTGATTCGTTCTTCTTCTTGTTCTCTTTCTTTTTGTTTTCTTTCCTGTTCTGCTAATTCTCGTTTTTTCTGATTGGCATACCAATTAGATAAGTCAACTGGGGTGCCTTCAGTTCTTTCAAGTTTAACTCTTTTAGTTTCGTTTTCCATATCACACACCTCTTTTAGTAAGCATTTTTCTGATTCCATAACCAATTATCTTTTCTTCAAAGGAAATAGAACAAATTTCTACTTTAAATATTTTTCTTAATATAGGATTAAGGGTTCTTTTAAACCAAGTTGAATGTGATTTCATATTATTTATTATATTTTCTACTATTATTTATTCGTTTTGTCCAAGCTAAATTTGATGGATCGCAACATTCTCTAACTGTCATTCCTTCTTCAAAACATTTACTACGTGGTTTGATATGATCTAAACTAGGATAATTTTTATCACTAAAATGTAATGTTAAATTATCTTTTATATATTCGCCATCAATGTAATCATACCCATCCCATGTTTCTAACATCACTTTACGCATTTTTCTAGTATGATAATTGCAAACCTTCCAATACTTTTTCCATTCAATGTTTCGTTCATCTACCCACCGTTGAATTAAACCTTTTTCTTTTTTTGTTTGTATCCCTTTTGCAATTGATTCTGGTGTATTTGAATATATATGCATATTAATCGCTTTTTTATCTAAACCAAATTCTGCAGGATGCAATTTCATATACTGTGAATAACATATATGACTACAAAATTTTGACGTATTTGAATTATATACAGTTATCATATTGTTACAAAATTTACATTCCAAAGTTTTATATGATGTTTGTTTAAAATACATTTTTCTGCATTTCGCACTACACCAATTATTTTTAGCTGTTAATGTTTTTTTATTTCCGGAAATTGTTTCGTAATATGAATTACATACATCACATGTTCTGCCATGTATAAATTTATATTTAGTTCCTATTTTTTCTGTACGTACATATGTCATAACAATCCTTTATTATAAATATGCAGTATTATATTTCTTTTTCAGTGTCTAATGCAGTTTACACCCCGCGCTGCGTATTGAAAGCTATTATGTGATCTCTTCCTGTCATGTTATATCCTCGTTCGGCACACATTTCAAATACTATCGGATACATTTTGATTAATTCTTCTCGAGTATCGCCGGCGGGCATAATATACGTCTTTTCTTTAGGAATTTCTAAAAATTCGCGTGCTTCTTCAATTTCTTTAAGATTCTCTTCAGTGCCATCCCATACTGGTTTAAAATGATAATCAGAATGAGTGGTTATCATTGCATTCATTGCTGAATAATTCAGCCTAAACTTGTTATGTTGCGCAACCATCTTTTCATCCGTAATCGTGCCTTGCGGCGTAGCAACACCCACCCTGGGAACGCTATTGCTAAACTTAGGGCTAAGAGAGATAAGCCCAATAGGATAATCAGTCTCAATAAAATGCGAGCCTTCAGTTTCAATAGTAATGAGAATATCTCTTTCATGTGCAAAATGTGTTAGTTCGTTAACTAATGCAGGATGCATTGTGGGAGATCCACCCGTTAACATCATTTCTTTGATATGTGGATTTTTATCATAAATATCAATGATATCATTAAATGTAAATGTGCCTTTTTCTGGGTGAATGCTAGTGTACCAAGAGTCACACCAACCTCCTTCGCCAAACCAACAACGATGAGTGCAGCCTGTAGTTCTAACTGCAATTGTAGGTCTGCCAAATCGAGATCCTTCTGATTGTACACAACGATATAATTCTACTATTGGAAGTATTTTCGTGTAATCTGTAATTCTTTTAGAATGGGAGGTCATCGTCATCTTCTATTTTATTTGTTGATATATTCAAGTTGTTAATTACGTTTTGAAATAAAGACTCAAGCAATTGCAATCGTTCCTGCAATTTAATTAATTCAGAACGCCTTACAATTGGAGTTAAATCCATTTCCGACATATTAGCAAAATAATCATCTAAAAATGATATAGGATACAATTGCACTTGAGTATATTCCGGTTTCTGAGCTTCTTTCGGTAACATTCTCCATTTAATCTCAACGCCTCGTTTAATAGCTTCTGCTGTTACTTCTCGACCAATATTGGTACCTCCAGATCCTTTACCTAAATATTCAAAAAGCGATAGATATGTCTCATTATTATTCTTCATATATACTTGAATTATTATCGTTTTCAAAACATTCTACTTTGATACATCGACATCTGCCAGCATCTGTATTTGCTAAAACTTCATTGAATTTATCATATACTAGTTTAGCACACGATTCAGCACCCATCTTTTCTAGAAAATGTACTTTTGCTAATCCAGATACTTGAAGCATTTCAAACATATCTCTATAAGGATCATCTGCTTGAATAAGTGTAGTATGATCCCACATATGATCCATCCAATCTTTAAGACCATTGCCTTTTGGTGGTGTCTTGAAACCTCCATAATCAACAATCCAATTCATATCATCAAGTTGATTCTCAATATCTGGTTCGTTAGATGCAAACCATACTTTAAATTTAAGTGCATATCCATGTAGCAGTTGACAATGAGAATGTTGAGCTTTCCATTGACGTATTGCTACTGAATAGTTTTCAAATAGTTTTGTTGAAATGTAACGTGCCATTAATTATAACCTTTTACAAATTGATAAAATTCTGATCTTGCATTACCATCTTCTAAGAATGCTCCGGATAGCTTTGCTGTCTTCATTGAAGCTCCGCCATGCTTAACACCTCTGCATTGCACACAATTATGCGTTGCTTCAATCATGATTGCAACACCTTTATTGTTTTCAATTAATTCATCTATTGCGTGATGTATTGCTACTGTCAATTGTTCTTGAATTGCACCTCGTCTGCCAAAGTGTTCTACTACACGATTCAATTTACTCAAACCAATAACATTGCTATTCTCACCTGGAATATATGCAACATGTACATTACCCATAATTGTCTGATGATGATGACTACACATTGAAGTTAATGGAATACCTCCTTCAAATACAATACCATCATATCCGTCACTAGGAAATGCTGTAATGTCTGACATTGGATTATATCGGCCGGCCCATAAATCATTTACATATGCCTTTGCTACTCTACGTGGAGTATCAGCTGAATTTGGATCCGTTTCCCATGTTACTCCTAATGCTGTTAAAAATTGTCCGTAATGATATGCAGCTTTATCAATAATTTCTTGTTTTTCTTCTGCAGTTAGTCTAGCATCAGGACCTTCTAATGTTTGCTTAACTGCTAATTGCATAGAAACACCGTTAGCAAAACCAGGATGCACTAACTCTAAATTTGTTCTTTGTTTTGTTGTCATAACTTAATTCTTAATTATAATATAGAATAATTTATTGGGCTTTCAAAGTTTTTTCGCCTTTTTTATGCGCTGGATCAAAAGGACAGTGTCTACAACCATTGCCACAACATGAGCCTCTTCTTTTATGATATGATTCAGTCATTACTCGATATCCATTTTCATAATAAAAGTCTGTAGGAAGGAGCTTGTTTCCAAACTCCCTCACATACAGCTGATATATCCAATCATATTGAGTAGGTACCATCATTATTTTATCTCACACGCTCCGCCGGCACAAGCTAATTCACCTGACAGATCTGTATTGTCATCTAATTCAATTACTTGACTCAAATCAATGTTGTGCAGAGATTTCATCATTGTTTCATATGTTTCTTTGCTGCAATCTTCAAATGGTGCTTGAGTATAGGTACCACCGTCATATGGTAATACAGATAAGCCGTTATAATGATCTCTATTGTTCCACATCCATTCTCCTGCCAATTCCCACTCATCTGCTTTAAGTGAAACTGTTGCAGATACATTGTGAGTATTATTTCCGCTTCTATGACCTGGTTTAACCCATTCTAAGTGCACCTTTTTGATACGATCCAATAATTGAAAAGGTGATTCCGTTCTCATGATAGCTCCATCTGGCGCCTTTTGCGGAATAGAAATTACTGCAGTATCATGTGGACGAAAATATTCATCTTCAATTAGTTCTGGGTGATTAATTGCCAAATAAGAATAAATTGCTTCATTTTTTCCAACACGGATTCTACGGATATAATAATCATTGTGCCATGCATGAATACCCGATGAAGTTCCTAATGCCAATGATGTAGTACCTGCAGGTTTTACTGTGGTTGTACGAGCTGAGCGATTAATTCCGATCAATGCAGCTACTCGTTCATTTTCTTCTTTAACTGCCTTTGCTGCTGCTTTCATATCATAACCTAATACAACTCCAGAACCAATACCTGTCATTGATACCCCAATAAGAGCATCTTTTTCAGTTGTACGTTTCCAAATTGGACGAAGGTAATGAAAGTCAGTGTATCCTGCTTGAAGCGTTCCAATAAATGCTGCTGCTTTAACACGTGCTTCTAAATCTTCCTGTGATTCAATATCTGATGCATTTACTTCACACAAGTTACAGAATTGGAATGGACGAAGAGCAATTTCGCAACATGGATTAGTCCCCCAATCTTTATCATTTGTTAAATAAATACCTGGTTCGCCTGCTCCTGACAATTCAACTCGTTTCCACAAATCCATAAAGAATTCTTTTGTCAATTTATGACGCATTAATGTTGCTGAATTGTTTGCACGTCCGCGTTGTGGATTATGTTCCCACCATGCACCAGACTTACATGCAATCATATCCTCATCATCGGCACTGAACAAACTAATAAGAGCTGCTCTGCGAATGCCACCTGCCAATACTGCATCTGCGATATGACATACCATATCATGCACTTCAATTGCTGATAATTTTTCTCCATCTTCTTTTGCATCTAAAATTCCTTGTAACTTGATTAAACATTCTTTCAATGGTTGTGGGCCTGGTGCTTTTCCTCCCGAAGTAACTAATCTTGCACCTTTAGCACGAATATCCGAAAAGTCAAACGTAAAAGTAGATCCACCCTCAAAATAAGATTTAACTAGTGCCTTTACTGCATCTGCCCATCCTTCAATTGAATCTGCTATAAGATATCTGCGAGTACGTTTTGGATTTGGTTTGCGAATTTCTGGCAATTTTTCTACATGATGTGTTTGAACGGAATATCCAACACCTGTACCTCCTAGTAGCAAAAACATTGCTTCACCAAACGCTCGAAAATCGTCAATTGGCAAATAAGCACAGTTATAAATTCGGTTAGGGGAGATTTCAATTGGTTTTCCGCCAAATTGCAAACTGCGCATTGAAGGTAATACTTTTTTATCATACACGAATTTGTATGCATCTTTAATTTCCGATTCTAATTTTGGATATTTTTTGATGTGCATATTCATGTTTCTTGTAACTAATTCTTCCCATGTTTCTCGACGATTGAGTTCGGGAATGTATTTGGCGTATTTCATATACACCGTAATTTCACTCAAAATTTTGTTTGAAATCTCCATTGTTTGTAATCTCCTTGTTAATAAAAATATAAATTGTTTTTAGATAAAAAAAGGTCGGATATTTCTACCCGAACCCAATCTAATATAAATATCGGTTTACCCTAAAGTTCCACCTAAATCTTTGAACTTTTGTGCTAAATTTTTCTTCATAATGTTTTCACCAGATTTCATTGTTTGAGTAGTTTGTTTACCCTGTGTAGTCTGCGGTTCAAAGAATTGAAATTGTCCGTTATTGGTATTGATTTTACTTGGTAATGTAATACCATCTGGACCAAAACGATTCTTAATAACGTGACCTCTACCGGTACCTGACATTTTATCTTCTACTTTACGGGACAATGACATTAAAAAGTCAGCAACCATCACTTTTCCATATGATGATGCAATCTTATCTGCTTCAATAACATCTTCTTCTAAGGCGCTTCTTCCTGCTTGAGACGCAGTCCATACTGGAATATCATATTCCCCTGCCATTCCTCGTAACTCCTCGTAAAGTTCTTCTAATGCTTCGTGTTTGTCCTTTTTTGCATTGATTTTCAACAAATCACCGTAATCCACAATTACTAATGCAGGTTTATTTCCTAGCATAATTGTTTTTTCTAAATGAGCTTTAAGTCCCATTACTCCAACCGATTTAGTTGGGAAATACTTTACAATCAAATCTCCTGACAGAGTTTTCATTTTTTCTTCAACGGTATCTTGATGATGCTTCAATGTCTGTGCATTAATTCCTGTTAATACCGAATCATAGCGTTGTCCTACATAGTTTTCATTGAGCTCCAATGTATAATGTATAACACAATGGCCGGCTCTTACTGCATTAGCACCTATATTAATAAGCATCCAAGATTTACCGATACCTGCAGGTGCCATTACTACACCCAATTCGCCTGGCGCTAATCCACCATCCATTAAGTCATCAATAACATCCCAACCCGTAGTTATAGTGTGTCGTGATGCTTCTGCATATCGTGCTGATATATTAGATTTATATTCTAACCCAATATTGGTATCAGCACCAGCTTTCATAGCCGTATCAATTTTGCTTTTTATTTCATCGTAATTACCTCGTTGAAGTAAATTTACCGAATCCATAATAGCTCGTTTGATTTCTTGATTTTTGCAAAAGTTTAATATTTCATCTTTAACAAATGTCAAATCATCTGACTCCATGTATCGAAATACGTCTTTGAGCTGTTCTAATATTGCAGCTTTCAAAATAGCTTCTGGGCCAGAATCACTTAATTCTGTTAATTTTACTTTCAATACATCTTTTGTAGGCGGTGCTTTGTATTGTCGAAAATGTTCTAATACTGTTTCTAACAACCAACAATTGGCATCTGATTCAAAATAGTCAGGCCGGATGATGTCTGCAATTTGTTGTAAAAACATTCTGTCAGTAAACATAGCGGCAATAACTTTTACTTGAAAGCCCCATCCATATTCACTTAATTTATCTGTCATGTAACAATAATATTAAAAAGAAATGTTTTATCCAAATTATTTTTTATGTGTTTGTTGAGCGAAGGCACTTAAAGATAGCCAAGTATTTGTCAACCAGTCTGGAAGATTCTTCATTGCATTCCACATTTTATCTTCCATAAACAAGCGTTGAAATTCTTGTCGATTAAGCATAGGAATAGATTGATTCATAATTCCTCGGATTGTGCTACAATTCTGCGCAGGAATATTCAACAATTTGATATTCATTAATCGATAATTAGTTTCAACGGTATCGTAGTTATCTAAAACTTTTTGATACATTTTACCTTCCTTAAGAATGCGTTTATCATTGCATTTTTGTTGCAAATCATCCAAAGTAAATTCCGTAGGATCTGCTAATTCTGGAAATGTCTTTAATATGGTTTTAGGTCCAATACCATCTACCCCGGAAATATTATCCGAAGCATCACCAGTAAATGTTCTATAAACTACATAGTTATTGGGATGTACCCCAAACTCTTCTAAAATTGCAGCTTCATCATACATTTTCTTTTTGATAGGTGACCAAACTTGCAACTTGTTATCAACCAATTGATAAAAATCTCGATCCGTAGATACTATAGTTATTTTTTTGCTAATGTCTTTATACATTTGTGCAATATAAGCAATTGTATCGTCTGCTTCAATTCCATCGATTGCTAAAAAGGTAACTGGTAAATTATCTAGATATGATACCAATCTACTAAATTGCCAGCGCATTGCTTCTTGTTCATCTTCAATAGAAGCAAATTGTTGATGATCATGTCTACGCAATCTAGTTTTATTGGCTCGATTTGCTTTGTAATCGCCATGTATTTTTCTACGACGAGCACTACCACCTCTGCCATCAAACACAATAACGCATCTACTAGGACGAAAATCTCGTACTGCTTTACCAATAGAAAAAAGGAATCCTGTAATTCCTCCAATGTGATCTCCATCTTCATTTGTGGACGGAGTTGCTCCAAAAGCTCTGATAAAAGTATTCAATCCGTCAAATACCATGATATGATCATTGACATCTGACGGACCGTTTACTTTTTCTTCTTGTAACTTTTTGAATAGCTGTTGATACTTATTCATTAGCCTTCTTCATCTATAACTGATTCATCGATTATTACATCGTCAATACCCCCATCAATACCTGCTTGATATTTAAAAATGTAAGCATCGCAAATTCTTTGATACAATCGATTTTTTATTTCTAGTTGATTAATTATCTTTTCAACAAAAGTCTTTGATTGAAATTTAATTTCGCCAAATGTTTCTCCGGTTTCAATATCAACATCATCCAATGTATAATGTGCTCCAGATTGTTTAACTAAACTATATTTCTTCATAGTTTCCAACCAACCGCCGTAATTATCAATACCTGAATCATAATAGATATCGTAATTAATTTTGCGATGTGGTGGTCCCATACGATTCTTAACAACTTGCACTTCTGTCTTGCTTCCGACTACTTGATCAACGCCATCAATTTTTGCTTTGATCATTCCGGTATTTTTAAGACGCAATCTAACCGATGCGTGAAATGGAATTGCTTTACCACCCGATGTAGTCCATGCATCTCCAAATGATACACCTAATTTGGTACGAAGCTGATTAGTCATAATCAAACAAATTCTCTCACGTGCAATCCAATTGGTTACTTTACGCATTGCTTTGGATAGAATGATTGATTTACTTGTAGCATAACCATCTTTGTCATATTCAGCCGCCATTTCAATTTTTGTTGATGCACCCATTATTGAATCTACAATGATTGTAACTAAACGATCTTTGTCTGACTTACGTACTTGTTCAACAATTGTTTCAATGGTTTCGAATATTTCTTCAACTGTTTCCAATGGAACATAAAGCATTGATTTTAAATCAATTCCAATTGCCGACATAAATTCAGCACTTGATGCCGCTTCTGTATCAATATAAACTGCTAACCCGCCTTTCTTTTGTGTTTCAGCAGCTACGTGTGATACAAGCAATGATTTTCCGGATGCTTCTAATCCGGTAACTTCAGTTATCCGACCTACTGGGAATCCTCCGTTCGGTCGGTTTGAAATTGCCAAATCGAGCATATCGCAACCAGATGAAATCCATTCTGATACATTGCTTGGTGAATCTGCATCGCCTTCTAGAAAGAAAGCTGTTTTAAGAGCTTGTCCTTTAAATTGCTTGTTGATACTTTCTGCTAATGTATTTGCTAACGAATCTTCCAGTTCTAGTTTGCTTTTACTCTTTGCCATCTATAACTCCTTAATTGAAAAGATCATTGAATGCTGAAGCAACATCGTCAACTTTACCTGCTACTGGCTTTGATGCCTTTGCTGGTGCTGGTTCTGCTTTTACTTCTTCTTCATCTGCAGCTACATCAGAATCAGCATTTTCTGGATTCATCCATTCTTGCAATGCATATTCCAATTCTTCATAAGTTGGCTCAGGAAATAAATCAGTAATTTCTGGTTGATTCATGATTTTTTCAGCAATTGCTTTGTCTTCAGTTGCTGGTTGTGTATTTGGCTTAACACGAATCGTAGTCTTAGGATATGCTCCTCCTTCTGCGGGAACAAATTCTACATCAATATCACGACCATTCATCAAATCCGTAATATCACCATAATCAGGATCAGAAATAATTGAAAGAAGTTCTGTGTAAATTGTTTTTCCAAAACCCCAGAATTTAACTCCTTCTGCTTCTTTACCACGAATAATAACCGGAACATAAGTTCTCATTTTAGGTTCGATTTTACGACCCATGATCCATTCATCTTTATCGCCAGTCTTTTTTAGTTTGTCTGAAAACTCTACGATTGGATCAGCATTTCCAAATGTAATTGGTGACAACATGGATTTTTTACCAATGTCGTAATGAAAATACAATTCTAGAAATGGATTGTCTTTGCGATGTACATACGGTACAATGCGGATACGTGTCTTACCTGCTTCAGGTTTCCACAAATTTTGTTTTTTGTCATCAGCTTTGTTCAACTGATTCAGCTTTGCTTTAATAGCATCTAAATTTAAAGCCATTAGTTAACTCCTTTTAATTGGTTAATAAAATATAAAATATTAATTACAATATAAGTAATTAAATCGTTAAATCAAAATAATTAGTTAAGTTTTTTTTAAAATAAAAAGTCGTATATTGTTTCGACAGTTATACCATATTTCTGTGCAATAGCTTCATCTTGAATGTCTACACTTTTCAAATCACCATCTTCTTCAAATACAGCTGTAAAATTAATTTTATCCGAGCCGGCTTTCAATTCACAATCAAATTCAATATCTGATACTAAACGAGTTTGATCATATGCTCCGGTTGGGTCGTTTTGACTTTCAATATCTTGTTTGATATCATCAATGATATCTTGGAATGTATTTTTATCGGCTAATTGAGAACCTTGAAATGTCATGCTAACGATACCAGATATATTAGTATCATAATCAGCTCTGTTTATCATGATCTTTAAATTTTTAGGATCTACCATTAAGTTACCAGTACGTGGATCTCGATTAGCTCCGCTGTCAAATCCTAATTTATTTTCTAGATCACTTAAATCAGCTTCGTTAAGATTCTTAGTTTTGAATCTACGCATATTTTCTGCTAAGATATTTTTTTTCATCATAATAGTATTTTTAATTATCTAGCTTGATTCAAGATTCACTGTACAGCGAATCCTGATTAGACATATCTTGTTCAATATGATCAGCAAGTTTTTGTATGGTTTGTATAATTTGTTTGAATTCTTTTAAATAAAAATTTTTATTGTATTCATCCGTAAAATCATCAATAACATCTGCCGGAGTATTTGGTATACAAGTTTCTAAAGCATTTAAAATATGATCGTATATTTCAATCTCTTTTTGATTTAATGGACCAGTTGCATTGGCTACATATGTATCAAGCTCATTGATGTTTTTAGTACCAAATCGATGCATATTTTCAGCTAATAAATCTTTTAATTTTTTCATCATGTTCCTTATATAATATAAATATCAACTCCAAGTAACTTTCTTAAAGAACATTAAATTGATAATTCGATATCCAGCATCATCCGTAAGTATGAATGAATTTTGATATCTAGACCAATCCAATTGATATGTTTTATCTAAAACTCCATTATTTACTGCACGTATCACTTCATTAAGAGCATTAACTGTATACAATGTATTGGTTTCTTTTTTGCGATGTATACTTATTGTGTTTTGCCCTCTGCGGCCGGAATCAAATGCATTGTAAGTGCAATATAAATTATCAGTTACGTCGGCATTAGAAAACACAAATATTCGGTGTTCTGGAATTTCGTAATTTGTTTGTATGTATTCGGTGATTATATTTAAATCGCCTCGATGTGCAAATGTGCAAAGTAATTGTGTTTTCAAATCATGTCCTTAAGATTGAAGTTGTATAAATTCATATTTAGGATATGCAGATTTTAATCCAAATACCCACATTCCTTGAGATAATCCTATAATTGACCATTCTGATGCTATAGTTACAATTGGAATTCCAGGATTATTTACATCATATGCAATAAGTCCTAAAATTTCTTCAAAGAATTTATTTTTTGTTGTATTTAATAATTTAATCATAATGTTTGGATCTAGTACTAAATCATTATGTTTTAATTTATTAAACCAAATTGCAGCATTATTAGTTTCATTACTAATTTGTTGACCTATTTTAATAGAAACTTCAGTTTCATCGCCAGAACCTCGTTGTATTTTATCAAAATCATCAGATGTTATCCAATATGATATTGTTTGATTTCCAGTTTTTATTGTTAAACGAGTATCTCGTATATCAGTATCTAAATCAGATTTCCATAAAATTTCATGCAGTAGTTGCCACCCTTTATATAGTTGTGACCATCCGCTTTTATAACTTAATTCATTGCTAGAAACGTTATCCATTAATGGAACAAATATTTTTTCTAATACTTGAATCAAATCATTTAGTTGTTTCCATGAATGTGGATCTACTAAATCTTTTAATTCTTCAAATGAATCTCCCATTGCAGTTAATGGTTTTATAATATCATTGAAAAAATTTGTGGTATATGTTAATAAATCACCATCAATTGGCATTCCTGCTTTTGCTGGTCGAAAAGTTTTTCCTTCGGGAGCTTTACCCATTTCACCTGATTTAGTTAATCTAGGTAGCTTACCAATTTCTTTAACTTCCCATTCTCCGCCAGGCATAATAATATCATGAGATGCCGTTCCACCAGGTTGTGAATCTTTTACTGCTAATAATATTTGTATTTCACCTTTACCCATTCCAGCAGCAGATTTGCCGGTAGGTAATATATCATAAAATTTAGTAAATGCTTTATAACCGGTAGACATAAATGAATCAATAGTATGCTGACGATAATTTTTATCAAATTCTATTTTTTCTTCCGGGGACAAATCTTCGTAGCGATCTAATATTTGTTGTGTTAAATCATCAGATAAATTTAATTGAGAAAATTCTACTTGCTCTGTTATTATACCTTGAGCTTTATTAACTACGACTCTTGCTTCTAATGGCGTTAAATCAGTCATTTCCAAAATAACATGATATAACATTTCATAATCTTTAGGTCTAGTAGGATAACCTTTCGGTAATCTGTAACTCCATTCTACTAGTATTGAATCTATGGTCATAAAGATATAGTTTTCATTTTATCATAAATATTGCCCACTTTTACTTTTACCGGAAAATCTCCATCTTCTAACAGCTGTTTTATCTCCGGCAATATTCGTGTGGCTTCCGAATATTCTACATCAATTAATATTGAGTCATATGTATATAAAATTATGCAACTTGCAAAGTCTTGTAAATATGTTTGCAATCGTTTTAATTTTTGCACTGATACTTCTGTCTCAACGGCTTGTAAATAGTAATTAAACAATTTATTTGCTGTCATGTTTTGCACAACATCTTTGCATATTTTTCTACGTGTTATTGGTGTTTCAATGCAACCCGAAGCCTTCCATTTAGCCCATAGTTTATATACATAATCATTTACTTCTCGAAAGAATGGAATAGTTAAAAATTCTGAATCTATTCCTCCATACAGCAAACGAAATGTTATGGATTTGCTTTCATTGCGTTGTTCATCAGTTAATTCTGATGCACCGAAATAATATTGTCCTAAATAATCATGTATAGATGTTGTTGGTAACTTGTATCCAATTATCCGTGCAATCAATCTAACGTGATATGAATCAAAATCCATTTCAACAAGTGCGCCGTTAGGAAATCTACTACAAAATGCAGATCTAGTACCATCTTCTTTGTTCATGGCCGCAAAATTAAAACCTCTGTATGCGTTACTAGGTCGACCCGTTACGGTATGATAATTGTATTGTGAATACACAAATCCATCTGTTATTAGATCAGGCATTCTAAAATCTTCTGTAACTTGTAATCCGTTGCTTTCTATTGCAGCAAATACGTCTGGATATGTTGCATTGAATCTTTGATATGAATCTGATAGTTCTGCATTCATACACATAGGCCAGGCATAATGACGAATTTTTTGACACATTGCTAAATGTTGTTGCAAAGGAACTATGCTATTAACGTGTGGCAATGCAGAATGCCGCCGCCAATAAAATGTATGTGCTGCAGTAGGATAATGAGATTCATCATAAGCTTCTCCGTAAGTATACCACCACAATGTTTTAATATCCCATACAGCCCCATTTCCTCCGATTTGAAGCCAGGTCTTTTTGTCATGAACAAAGATATTCTCCAATTGCAAAAACCGGGACAAATGTTCTGGAAAGCCCCTTAGTTGTTCAGTATGACGAAATGGAACTAGACGCTCTACATCATCTTCTGTATATACATACAATGCAATAACTGTATTTGTTACGGGGTGCAGTATCGGACTGGCCAGTACCGGAACAATCAGCGTACGCTTATCAGCAATACATTGTAGCAATGCATCGATTTCTTCTGCGTGATCCAGTATCATACTTTAAATATATGAAAAAAATTTCATATAAACAAGTTTATGCATTAATATCTGCTGGTGTTTTAAAATCAGTATCAGTATAATATTGCAATGGATTTGTTAGTACGGCACCAATTCCTGGCATCTGTTGTTCTGCAAAACGAATTTGTGCTAAATTTTGTGATTGAACTCCAGGTACATTAATTCCGCGTGATGATTTTGTATCATCAATGTTTCCTGCAATGCTCCATTTGATTTCAATTGCTTGATATACATTAGGATCTATAACTTGAGATTTCCAAGCATCATATTGCAATTTATTTACTTCTATGATTAATTGTTCATTAACTTTTTTAATAAAATATCTAGTTATAAATCCAGCAGATCTATCTTGCACTGTTACGGTTGGTGGTATTACTTGCGGAGTTATGTATTTAGTTTTTAATCTAGTTTTAAGTTTGATATATGTTGTATCTCGAGTATCTTCAACATATGGTACTAATTTTTTAGATGTTTTTGCATTCCACGTAGCACCAGTATATACTTCTTTAGTTATATATTTATGATACGCTCCGCGATATTCTGTTCCATCTTCAGTTTGCCACTCCTTACCATTTGTATGTAAATTGGTAGTAATTTCATCTGGCATATAATACGACTTGATTCTCATACTTATTCTATACTAGGCCTCATTATACATCTAACATTAGTTGTCCAATCCCCATCTGTAGTAACATTATGTGTAATACTAATTATACTAAACACCGTATGTACACGATATCGCAACGGTAATCCATCAAATGTTAAAACATCTCCATAACGCAATCCATTTATACCATCAATAGTAAATTCAACTTCAAATGGAAATAATGGAGCTGTAATTTGTTGTGATTTTGTTATATCATCAGTTGGAAATTTTATATAACTTTTTAAAGCTCGATTTAATGCACCAATAAATTCTGGTTCATTTGGTGATAAACTTAAGTTTTTTCTAGTCTCACTCAATGTTTTTAATACATTTTCATGATTATTTTTATATTTTGATATAGCTTTATTTATAGCAACTTCATCTTTAGAATTATACATAAAATTCATATATGGAGCAATCTGTTCTTCAGTAACTTCATTTCCACTGTTTAATACATAAGATAAATTTTTAACTGATTCTGGTAATCGTGCTTTAAATTGAAATTCTCGAACTACGGTACCATTAGGATGATTTGCTAGCATTGGTACCGAATATGGTTCTACACGCGTAACTTGACCTGTTTTTGAAGTTTTAATATATTTAGTATCAGAAAAATACATTTTATTTAAAAAATCTGGATCTGTTCTTAATTTTAGATCTATAGAGTCTCCAGATGCATATGCAATTCTTGCAGAAATTGTTGCTAAGAAATTTTTTAATGTAAAGTTTCTAGTATTTGTTGCAGATAAATCATTTAATACTTTTTGTATGAATTCTATATTAATAAAAATTCTAGATGGATAAATAACAGGATCCGTATTATTTGTTGTTTGAGAGTGCACTCCTGGCCATGTAGATCCATCGACAGTTTTAATATCTCCATAATATGCTAAATCACCATAATGATTCATTCCATTTTCTTGATTCGGATCTGCTGGCAAAAATAAAATTTCATTAGGAATGCATGATGTTAAATTAGGCAAATAATTACTAAATGCAGTTAAATCATCACATAATATTCTAGGAAACTCAACCGATCCAGAAACTTTAGAAGTAATAAATTGATTCGTAAATGAAATTAATGAACCTAATGTTATATATCTATGATAAAATGATACATTAGTTTCTGATTGATCATTTTCTGAAATACGAGTTGCTAATTGCAATGATTGTGTTACTGCAGCTGATCCTGTTAATGATGATCTAGATGTTTTTTCTTGTTCTAAAAAATTTTTGATTGCTGCATCATTTAAATCTGGTCTATATGGTTGGCCGTATAATATAAAATGATCGGTTACTGCTTGTTCGCCGGCTAAATTTTCAAAACGTATAATTCCTGAACCTGCATTATCTGGATTAAACTTTGATATAGATGATTTTATTATACTTTCTAAATCATTGAAAAATTCACTCTTTGGTGGTAAATCATCTTTTGTGTTAGATTGTTCTTGCAGTTTTTCTGTATTGTAATTAGGATTAATGCCAATATCTGTTTGTTGTTTTTTAACATCGGTTTGTTTTGTTGCAGGAGGCATAAACATTGATATATCTGTAAATACATTGCTAGTACCTGTTAAACTTATAGTAGCATCAATAGTTCCGGCGTCTGTATATGAAAAATCGAATGATGTTATTAAACCTTCAAAACGAAATTTATTCATTCGTCGTATTTCTTGCTTTAAATCATCTAAATCCCATCCAGTATCTTTATAACGTTCTTGTAATGCTTTTTCATTAGGTAGTGATCCACTTGTTAATAAACCGTTTGTAGTTGTTTCTTGATTTATGTTATAATCATTTGCAGTAATAATAGCAGATCTTGGATGTTCTATTTCTATACTAACAAATCTACCAGGACGAAACCAAGTATCTTCAACATCTTCTAGATCTCGAAATACATTTGGTATAGATAAAGCAACAGTTGCTTTGTTTAGTAATCCCATTGAATGATCACCGATTGAAACATCTACTTGCGTAATATATGGTCCTGTTCTTCTAGAATCATCTATAAATTTTGTTGATTTTGGAGCTACTTTATTTTCTTTTGAATCGAATATAAATGATGTTTTTGTATATTCCGATGGAGTTAAAAATCCATCAATAAACCCAGATCCAGAAGCAGAACCATTAGGTAAAAATCTTCCTTGACGAGTTGTAGTTCCACCTAAAACAGAAAATGGTTCTTTTTTTGGAGTTTTACTAGAATTTCCAGTATATGCCGTAATTGTAACATTGGCTATCTTACCCAACATGAAATCTAATGCTGCATTACTACGATCGCCTTTACCCGCTTTACCTCGAGCATTTAATTCTTTTTGTAAATTTGCATCAACGTTTGAATAAAATATATTACTCATCTTCTAGAATTTATATTATTTAAAAAATTATCTATATCATTTATAGTTGGAATTTGTAGTCTAGTATTTGGAGGTATTACTATTGTTCCTTTGCCAATACCATTTGCTTCAGCAATAATTGGCCAGGCTGTTGGATCTCCATAAAAACGTTGTGCTAATTTATCTAAACGTTCTGTACTAGTAGTTCTAATTAAAATAAAAGAACCATTATTTACGGGAGGTAATATCGTTGTTTCTAATCGACGTTTTCCAGAGTCCGTTTTAATGATTTTAGTTGTTGAATATCGATTCATGATGTTACCTTTACTGTTCCTTTATCTCTATCTCGTTTGATCCAACTTTCATTCAATGAACCGGTTGCTGCAGAATTTCCTTTAAAATCGCTTAACCAGTTATCATCTCCCGTTTTGCTTTCACCTGTATTAGGATCAAATCTTTTTGCCAATGTATAGAATTTACCATTATTTTGCGGAACTTCATTTCCAATGATATTAAATCCACATTTAACTTCAACACGATGTGGGACTTGCATGTTAGTAACATCGGCTTCAATATTAGTTTCCCATGTAGAATCTTGATCATGCAATGTATAAGTTAAATCAGTTAATACTACTGGTGTTTGTCGAAATAAATCTCCAATTGTTATTCGCATCCATGGGCCGGCCATTGTTATATCAGAATTATAAATTGGAGCTGTATATCCTGCGAGTGCATTTAATTTTCTCCATATAGGTTGCAGTTCATCTCGATCTGTTGCATACACAGTAAAATCTAAACTTAAAGATCGTTCAAAACCTTTGTATTGATAATTAGGGTCAGCTCGACCAATCATGTTTTGTGCAGCCCATTGTGCATTAAATTGATCACTTAAACTAGAAATCGTAGCTCTGAATACAATAATATCATCAGTTGTATTTCGATCAATATCTAGCTCACTTGTAGTTTCTCGAACATCTGGTTGATATAATCCAGGACGAAGTTTTGGTCCAGTAAAATAAAATTTAATAAAATCTTGTGTAAGTCCTAATGGTCCAGGAATTGAATGCCAACGATATGCATTCTCCTCAGTTCTTTGACCAAAATCTATAACATTAACACGATCTCCTCGAAACGGAATTCCTAGATCCGGGAAGCGTTTTGTCTTTTCCCATATTTTTAGATCTTTGTTCCAACGTTTTGATACATGACTTTTCAAAGTAAAATCATTTCGTATAGCAGTTGTAGCATCATGACTACCCCAACCATATCCAGTAGTACTAGCACCATCTAAATTAAATACAGCATACGCACCGCCTAACGGATTTGCACTAGCAGCTGCAAACAATCCGGTACGTGCATTTCCAGTTCTAGTAAATGCAGCAGCGCCATCTAATCTTAACAACGTTGCTGCTCCCGGATTTTCAATAACTCTGCGATTTCTAAAATCGGCATATTTTACTCCAGGAATAGGTTTAGTTTGATTGGCAGTTAATGTTGCGTATGTTGATGTCTGCGGTCCTATAAATGAATTTACTGCTTGTGAAAGTTGTGGTATTCCTACTAAACTAGCAACAGCACTGCCGGCTAAACTCAATGCACTTGCACCTATAGAACTTAAAGTAATATTTGATGCTTCTGGGGTCATTGCAGTCCATACTTTTCCGTTAGAACTATTTCTAATGAATGAAGATTTAAAAAATTCACTATTCCCATCATATACCGGCATTGCTCTGTCTGCAATTCTCGGTAAATCTTTAACGGTATTATATGGATTTCCAGTATAATATCCAGAAAATGCTGTATATGTAGAAATAAATTGTGGATTATTTCTAGTAGGATTGACGTATGTTCTAGGTGGACCTATAGGCGGATATGGAGCTTTGAATTGTGCGGTGTTTGCAGTAGGATTTGTATATATTACATCCGGTAATATATTAAATGGAGCCGTAAATTGTGATTGATTTCCTAATGTTGGATTACTCATATTTTACTCCATTATCCGTAATAAGGTGCATTCATTCCGCCACCAAATAAACGATCGTTTTGTTTTAATTGTGCTGTTTGATTGTTAATTGCAGCAACTATCATGTTTGCAAATGTTTGCATGTTTGTATTATTACCTCCAGTACCACCTAAGTTTGTGCCAGCAATAACCATATCATCATCACGTAAATTAATTTGATCAGGGCCCATTAAAATTGCTTTTGAAGACCCTGGTGGTATTACTACATCGCTACCATCTAATTGATTAACTTGGTCTGATCCTGGGAGTCCTTTTCCGGTTCCGCCTTTTATTCCTGTTTTTGCATCAGATCCTGCTTTTAATACATTTTTTATTGTTTGCGCGGTGCCTACAGCATTAATCATTTCATCGGATATGCCTAAGTTTTTTAATAATTCTTTAGCGCCGCCTGTAATACCAGATTTAGTTGCAGAAATTATTTGTTGTTGATTTCCTAATACTGTAGCAAATAATGTTTCTTGTTCAACATCTAAAATTTGTTTTAATAAATCTTCTGTTGAACGAGTATCAGTTGCATTTTTAAGTGATTCAAAATCTGCTGGACTTAAAGCTCCAGCTTCTACTGCTGCAGCAGCTTGTTCTAATGCATTTGATCCATTTAAATCTATAGTAATACCAGAAGCTGCAGCTTTATCTAATATTTTTTTCTTCTGTAGGGCAGATGATAATGATTTTTCATCCATTCCTAATAATTCAGCCATCTGTTTACGAGCAAACAAATTGTTTTCTAAAGTTTCACCTTCCTGTTCTAAGATTTTATTCATTGCATCTGCTTGTGCATTCATATCACCACGCAATGCTGCCTCTCGGAACGTGTTAGTTAAACTCTTACCAGAACTATCAACTAATCGACGACCACTTAGTAATTGATATTCTAATTCTTGTCCGATGCTAGTTTCAATCTGTAACATGTCACTAGATGCTTTAGCAATTTGTTCAATTGAAAGTCCGAATTTTTTTGCTTTAATTACAGCTGTTTCTAAATTTCCAGGAACCTTTCCATATTGTAATTGTATGTCTTCAGATAATCCAGCTATTTCGGTAGTTATCATTGAAAAATAACCTAAATCTCCCGATTCATCACCAAATGCTTTTGCTACAGCTTGTGCTACTCGTAATGATGCATCAGCACTTTCATTTTGTGAAGCTGCATATTGTGTATATGAATTTGCTTGTTCTTCAGATAATCCTAAATTAGTTCTTGTTATATCTTGAACTTTTTGTAAACTTGCATAAAATTCAGTATTAGTATTAGCTGTTTGATTAAACGTTGGTAGCATTTTTTTAATACCAACGGCATACTGCATACTTTGTTGACTAGTAAATTTATAAGTAGATGCTACTTTTTGTAAATTTTCTGATAGTTTTGCTGCAGCTGCAGTTGTTATACCAAAACCTTTATTTAATTGTTTATTTCGATTTTCTAATGCTAATGCATCTTTTGTAGCCTCTGTATATGCATCGCCTAATGAACTTACACGTTTTGCAATTGTTTGTATACCAAGTGAGGTTGCAAATCCTTTATTCAATTTATCAAAAGCAGAACCAAAATTATCAACAGCTGTTGTTAAAGTTTTAATTAAATCTAAAAAAGCTTTGCCACTGTCAGTTACTGTATTCCAATCGATATTTAACGGATTATTATATGGATTATCATTATTTGGAGTGTCTGCCATACCATGCCGAGCTTGTTGTTTTAAACGCAGAATTAAATCATATTGTGAGTTCTTTATCATTTATTATAAATATTAACGCCTGTTACTTTTGCGTTTTGCATTTTGTTGAGCTTGTAGAACAGATTCTGCATATTCTTCTCGTTCTTTTAAGATTTTATTTATGCGACGAGTCCAGTGCGTACGAATATGTACGGGCATATAATATATATCATTCCAATGCCATCGACCTTCACCGTGCCATAATAAATTAAAAAGATTGTCGTGCATGGCTACACGATCTTTTGGATTAAAACCAAAAAAGTTGTGGTCCGATCGGAAACCCGGTAGTGAAGGTGCTCCCATCTTCACCTTCAATTTCAACTGTTAAATCTAAACCAGGTGTGTTATCCGAAACATATTTTCGAAAACGTTTTGAATCTAATGATAAAAATTCATAACGAATAAAATTTTCAATAACAGATTTATCACGAGAATCATTTACTTGTGTTATAATGTTTTTTAAATATCCAGATATAGTATCTTCTACAGAATCTTTTGTTGGATAATGAAACCATATAGTGTGAGTATCTGTTTTAAATGAAAATTCTCCTGCTTCATTTGGTTGCAAAGAAAATGTCCTTGGTTTTAAAGTTTTTAAATCTACAGTTCTAGTAATATCATTGTTTGTTTTTGGATCTGTTACGACTACTTCATAATCTGAGCCATATGCTAATATTCTAGCATTGATAATTAATCCTAATTTGTCTACAATAGATATTTCTGATACATTTACTGGAGGTAATATTACAGATTCTAACAATTTATCAAATACTACGCCGTTTTGTATGTAAGATGCATTAGTTAAAATATCTTCATCATATGCAGTCATGTAACGCATTTCTACGGTGCCAGAACTTAAAATGGATGATTGCGGATATATTTTTCCTCCGCTTGATAATGGAACAATAACCGAAGGCAATTTGCTTTTTTGTTCGGTTTCGTATTGTTTTCGTGCTAAATTAATAATGTTTTGATTGTCAACTCGATCTGTCAATTTACTCATTTGAATCCTTTATATAACCTTTATTATAAATATCATGAACATAAAAAATGGGAGTCATAAACTCCCATTCTAGTTACTAGTATTTTGATTAGAAATTTAAGAATGCCCAATCGTAACGAAGAGTCATTGAAATTTCAACAGGGTCTTCAGCTGACCAATCTACATCTCCAAATTTAGCAGATTGAATATACGCACCATTCAAGATCCACTCTTCAATAATTTCACCCAATGGAGAAAGTTGACGTAAACGAATTTCTTTTTTATAAAATGAAGAATAGCCATCTCTACCGGTTGCAGATTCATGATGCAAACGTACCCATTCCATTACTGCTTGTGCAGCCGATGGGACAATTGGATCATACAACGTAATATCTAAAGCATTCCATTTAGATTTTCCTTTAACGTAACGCTGAACGTTGATATGATCTAAAGTTACTTCCCCATTATCTATTTCTGGTTTTGCAGAAGTTTTAATTAGATATGCAGGTATTCCCTGAATCACCATAATAAACTGATGTTTTTTCTTGGGTTCCCATGAATACGCTTTATTAAAGAAATCAACTTCAGCTCCAAAGTCAGCTAGAGCCGGATTCACTTGATCTATTAATGCCATTTTATTCCTTTGTTATTTTCTTATAAATATCAAGCAAAGTAAAAAAGGTAGAACCAAAGTCCTACCTTTCTTGTAAATCATTTTGATTTCTATTCTGGAAATGCTGCTCCCGTTGGTTGAATATTGAAATCTAGGATAATAAATTCTGCCGTACGAGTTGGCTGAAGGAATATTTGTCCGTAAAGAATGTTTTGATCAATAATATCTGGTGTATTATTTGTTGCATCCATTACTACTCGAAACGCATATAAACCTTGCTGTGCACGTACTGATTCTAAATATGGATTAGCAATCTGAGCAAATCTATCACGAGTCTGTGTTGTATTTTGATCAAATACTAAATAACGAGTTGATGATGCAATAAACTTCTTAACCGCAATCAACAAACGACGCACATTTACTCGGTCTAATGCACTTGGTCGAGCCTGTAAGGTCTTTTGACCCCAAATCACTACTCCATCGTTAGGGAAGTTCGCAATAGGATTAATGCGAGCTTCATACAATGTATTTCGATCTGCTTGTGATAAATTTTGATATGTATCAGATACTGTAGTCAATCCCCCTCTGTTCAAACCAGCTGGTGCATACCATGGAGCTGAAACTGCATCATTAAATGCTAATGCCCCTGGAACAACAACACTTGGTGGAACCCAAAGTGGAACATTGTTTGCAGGATTTGTAATTCTTACCCATGGCCAATATGTTGCCGTATAATTGTTATCCAAAGTAGTGATATCATTAACAACCGTAGAAATTGAATCTGTCAATGCATTAGAATCCATTACATAGAATGCATCTTGACGATTAGTTACTAAATTTCTTGCAAGAGTTGTTACTGCACTATGTTTGCTTTGCAATATACCTGGAGTTATAAGCATATTGAAATCATAATAATCTGTATTAGATAACAATGTAAATGCTTTATTATATGCTTTAGTACCAGTTGCAGTAGCCGTACTACAATCAAATCCAAATACATTAGTATTTGCTATATTGGTTCCTGAATATTTTGGTAAGTTTGGACGAGATCCATCAAAACCACCTTGGAATGGAACAATGAATTTTCTTGTAGTGGTAGCTACATTGCTAGTAAAATAGTTAGTACCAGTTGTTAAAGCAGTTTCTATAGATCCGGTATACGGTGCAGTTAATGAAGGGAATGCTGCCTGTGTATCTTGACTAACATTTCCTAGATAGAAATCTGCATTGCTACCCGTTGTAGAACCTGATGATGGTGTTGGTGCTAAATAATTTAAATTAGTAGTATTTGTAAAATCAAATCCAAAATAGTTATTTGCATTGTATATGTTAGATACTACTTGAGAAGTATTATATGCTGCAGCAGTTAAATTCAATGAACCAGAAACTAATGGAATTGGTGAACTAGGTGCACGGAATCCAAATGGAATCAATGTTTTTTCATTAGTTTTATTTGCAACACCATCTGTTACTTCTACACGAATGTATTTTGAAAGATTTGGATAATCGCCATTAACAACAATATTTCCAGCATCAGTTACAGTTTGATAACGATTACCAATTCTACGTGCAATATAATTAGGAGAATCTGGATCTAAGTTACAATTTAAATATGTCTCAACAATATCAGGTGTTTGATCTGTATCTTGTGATGCATATGGTGAATTTGGAATATTTGCAGTATTAACTCGTCGTACTTCTACTGTAAATGTACCATATCCATTTGGATCTGCAACTTCTGATGCAGTTCTTACATCTCGAATACCAACTTTAACTTCATGACTCACAGAAGTACCATGTGATAATGTATGAAACTTAAATAAATTTTTAGTAACCGTACCAATTTTTTGTGAAGTAATCCACGGGGTTGCTGCAGTTGAATAATCAGTTAAGAAATAATAGTTATTCAATATTCCTAATTCAATAGTAACATCTCCTAAATTATTAAAGAGACTTGTAGCGCTAGAATTTTCATATTGAACATACACAGGATAATCTAAAGATTTTGGAGAATTACCAAATATTTTAGTTACGTAGTTATTTTTAGTGGAATCAATTGATGCTGATATGCTAGAACCATTTCCAGATAAAAATGCACTGAATCCAGGTACCGTAGTAGTTCCGAATGATCCTGACAACGTTAATACAAAACTTCCAGAAGGACCATTTGTTATTGCGGATTGTTCAAATACATTGGTAGTTGAATCTACATATGATACTGGTTGAGTTGGATGAAGTACGTGCGTTACTGCTTGTACTGATCCTGATTTTGCAATAACGGCCAATCCGCCGTTTCTTAATCCATATCCATCTTCATATAAAAGACGTGTTACGGTAATTACATTTCCATTTCTCAAATATTCTTCAACTGTAAATGGTACATATGAATCTGAGGTATATGAACCAAATATTTGTTGAAATTCAGAGAAAGATGAAACTTTTGTTGGTATTAGTGCCGGTCCTTTTACAGTTGGACCTACAATTGCAGCACCAATTTGACCGATAGCTTGTGGTAAAAATGATTGATCTACTTCTCTCGTAAATACCCCGGCTGATACAATTCTTTCTGCCATTAAATTACTCCTTTGATTTGTTTAGTATAAATATATAAAACGATGTGCTGACCTACACACTAGGAGTAAATGTTCCAGAAGATATATCAATTTGTCCGTCGCCGTATCGTTCTTTAAGTGTTTCAATTAATTGAGACTCTTCTTCTCGAAGTCGATCAAATTGCGACATCAATTCATCATAACGTGCTTCTATTTGTTCGCGTTGGCGTTCAATAAGTTTCAATTCAATTGATACATTACCTAACCATCCGGCGTTTTCTGCAAAGCGTGTTCGCAGATCTTGTATTGCATCTAAGTGTTCTTTGTCTAGTTTTCTTGTCATACGTAACCTTTTCTTGATATAATAAGAAATGTTTTGTTAAGAACCAAATATTACCAACATACAATTAATACTAATCCATCACCACCATTTCCACCTCTACCACCAGTAGTACCAGCTCCACCACCACCGCCACCACAACCGATTCCTCCGTTTCCTCCTTGTCCACCTGTACCAGATGCAATACTTCCTCCCCCGGTACCTCCGGTATGTAAAAACGGTTTAAGTGATCTGATTCCGGGATTTCCATTACCGCCGTTGGCAGCGCCTCCAGCTAAAGTGTTGCTAGGAAGATAAATACCACTTCCTTCAGAATCAACAGCTCCTGGTAAGATTATTCCGCCACCTGTTCCGCTGGTAGAATTTGTAGCACCGCCTCCACCTGTACCGCCAGTTAAAGGACTTAGATTCCATAGTGCAGTTAAATTAACAGCATTTGGAGTACCTGAACTTCCTCCAGCAGTTCCTATTTGTCCTGCATATCCAGCATTACCGGCAGTTCCGGTATTTGAAAAAAATCCTAACTTTGATATTGGACCATTATTAGCTATACCTGTTGCTCCAGGTGCTGCTCCAGCTGTTCCTCCGTTACCAGCGCCGCCCGCGTTTCCTCCATTTGCTGATACTATTACACTAGGTACTGTTGTACCCCCAGATAATCCTGCTCCTAATGTCACAAAGGTTGAGGTACCGCTACTACCCCCATTACCAGCATCTCCACCATTACCGCCGATGCCTACATAAATTTTTAATGAATCCGGAATAAAAACTGTTGGAATTATGATAGAAGTAATACCGCCGCATGATCCACCACCACCACCGCCTTTGTTACCAGCAGCTGATTGACCACCACCACCGCCACCACCACTGCCAATGCAGAGTATATACATCATGGTAATGCCACGTGGTTTAGTCCAAGTCTGCCAATTCTGTGTTGCGGATGTGGGTCTGCCTGATGCAAAAAACATTTGCACGTCTCCTTTGAATTGAGACGGTAAAAAACCAAAATCTGAAGATGAGTTTCCAAAAAACATACATTTACCAACTAATAATTACTACTAAACCATCACCACCGTTACCTCCACGACCTCCGGTAGTACCAGCTCCGCCTCCACCTCCACCACAACCATATCCCCCATCACCACCATTGCCTCCGGCTGCATTATCAGAAGATCCTCCTCCAGTGCCACCGGTGTTTAAGAATGGCCTCCATAATTTAATTCCAGGACTACCGTTTCCTCCAGGGACACCGGCTGAACCCGCTGTTCCACCAACTAAAAGATTAGTAGCAGGTGTAATTGTTCCGCCGGCATAATCTACAGCTGTAGGTCCAGATATACTTATATTTCCACCAGCAAATCCTGCCTGAGCTGGGGTATTAATTCCGGCGCCGCCCGATCCAGGAGTGGTTGATATTGAAGCCCATGCATTAGCAAAACTAGCGCCAACTGCTCCGGTATGGACACCGCCGGCGGCACCATTTTGACCTGCATATCCGGCATTTGTAGCTAATATTGTTGCAGAAAATAATCCTGCCTTTCCTATAGGCCCTAGTGAAGCAATTGTTACAGCAGATCCGCCGCCTCCAAGTCCGCCAGCGGCTGCAGTTGTACCAGCACCGCCCCCTGTACTTGGATTTGCTTGTAATATTAAGTTAGGTATTACTAGTCCAGAACCAACACCTGTACCTAACGATATATATGAAGAATTTCCAGAGTTACCGGCGTTATTAGCATCGCCGCCAGCTCCACCAGCACCTACTGAAATTTTTAATGCATTTGGAAGAAAAATCGCAGGTACCATTAAAGTAGTAACTCCGGCGCCCCCAGCACCACCACCACCTCCTCGAGTCGTATTTGATGCACCACTTCTACCGCCACCACCGCCGCCACCGGCACCGATACAAAGCATATAAACCATAGTAACACCTTTTGGTTTAATCCATTGTTGCCAATTCTGTGTTGCTGTAGATGTTACTCCTGTTGAAAAAAACATCTGAACATCCCCGTTAAATTGAGATGTTAAGAATCCAAAATCTGATGGTGACTTCCCAAATTGCATATATTTACCTTACCAGCTTACTATCATTACTAAACCATCACCACCATTGCCGCCCCTACCTCCGGTAGTGCCGCCACCACCTCCACCTCCGCCGCAGCCGTAGCCACCGATGCCGCCATCACCTCCAACTTGATTAGAAGCAGATCCACCTCCACTTCCTCCAGTATTTAAAAATGGTTTAAGTGATTTTATTCCTGCGCTTCCATTTCCTCCAATAATGGTCGCGTTACCTGCCGTTCCGCCGGTTATTTTATTAGCTGATGGGGTAAAATTTCCATCATCAAAACTCACTACTGCCTGTAAAGAAATATTCCCCCCAGCAAATCCGGTGTTTGCAGTAGTACCAACTCCCGCACCGCCACTACCTCCGCTAAGCGGTGATACGTTAAATACGGCAGTTATAGCCGTACCATTAGCCCCAGTTTGTGCACCTCCAGCAGTTCCAGATTGTCCCGCAAATCCTGCATTTAACGCATTTCCATTACCTGGGAAGAATCCTAGTTTGCTTATAGGTCCATGGACGGCTATTGTTGTTACGGTACCGGCAGCACCGCCACCGCCACCTTGCAATGACGTACCAGTACCTCCATTAGTGCCTCCTAGTGCTCGTAATATTAAATTAGGATTTGAAATTCCCGTTGTTAATGATGAACCTAATGATATATACGATGGACCACCTGAAAGTGCTGGGCTAGAAGATATTCCACCTTGACCACCAGCACCTACTGAAATTTTTAATGAATCTGGTATTAAAATAGCAGGGAGTAATAAAGTAGTTATAGCACCACTTCCGCCACCGCCGCCGCCTCCTCTAGCATTGCCAGTAGCAGCCGAAAAACCTCCACCACCACCTCCACCACCTCCGATACACATCATATATACCATTGATGTTCCTTTTGGTTTAGTCCAAGTCTGCCAGTTTTGAGTTTGCGTAGGAGCTATTCCTGTTGGAGTAAATACTTGCACATCACCTTTAAAGCTAGGAGGTAAAAATCCAAAGTCTGATGGTGAATTTCCGAAAAACATAACTATTTCTTACTAATTAATAATCACCACCAAATACTGTTGCTTGCCATCGTTGGTTGGTAGTTTGTGCAATATGTTGAGAAACTAATATATAATGACTTGATGGTATTGCTATGTTTAATGGTATTTCATAGTATGAAACTGCATTAGTTGAGTTTGCTGTTGAAATAATTGGTACTGAAATTTCTGCTAATAGATTGGTATCTGAATCGGTGGTAGTTCCTGTGTTCACTGAGCTTAAAAATACTCGAAGTGTAGTTGCAACAGAGTTAACTGCTGCAGCTGATGCTACTGGTATAAATCTTACACGTTGTACAAAACTTCCGTTTGCTCCGGCACTAAATGCAAGAAATATATCTGTACCCACCGTACCTCCTCCAGCAGAACTAACGTTAGCTGCAGTTGTTGTAATTTTTGCTTCACCTACATTTGGTGTTAATGCGAATATTGGACTTGTATTTGCTGGCATAATTTTTTCTTTTTTATTTTATTATAAATATCAAAATCCAGAAAATGGATACATTGTTTGTGTTATAGCTATAACTTTACCAAAATCCGTTCCTGCTGAAGGTGTTGAATTTAATGCATATGATGCTGTTAACGCAAATGAAGCTGTTCCTTGTAGTGAACCGGTAAATGAATTTGCTGTAACATTGCCGGTTACTGCTAATGTAGATCCATCAAAAGTTGCATTAGATTCTCCATTCAAAGTTGCTGCAGTTCCAGTTGCTGTTACTAAGTAATTATCTGTGTTATTATTTATAGTTACTCCGCCACCCCCTGGTGCCCATGATGCTGATACTGCAAATGAAGCTGTTCCTTGTAGTGATCCCGTAAAACTGTTTGCTGTTACATTACCAGTAACTGCTAATGTTGAACCATCAAATGTTAGATTAGATTCGCCATTTAACTCTGGTGTTGTACCGGTCGCTGTTATTACTCTATTGTTAATGTTACCGGCAGCAAATGTAGTGCCTCCGCCGCCTCCTGGTGCCCATGATGCTGATACTGCAAATGAAGCTGACACTACTGAGTTTGCACCATATGGCCCATATACTCCAGATGCAGTAACAAATGAAGCAGTTGACGCGGTGGTTACTGATCCTAATAAGTTTTGTGCTGTTGTAGCAAAACTTGCCGTACCTTGTAATGATCCCGTTGCATCGAGAGATGCTACGGTTAAATTTGTAATACTACCAGAGTCTGTATAAAATATAGGCATATATTATAAATATCTTTACATGTTAAATTCACCCGTACGAATTGCTTGCCAAAATACATCGTTAGTAATTGCAACAGAGCTATTTGAATTAATTTTAAATCCAGCAGGGCCGACATCTTGAACGGTCCATGATCTAGCATCTCCTCCTGTTACAGTTACTGTATATGTACCTGGAAATTGTGTTGCAAATGTTACTGTATAAATTAACGGAGTTCCAGAAAAACTATTTCCTTTTGCAACTCCAGATTTTACAACCATTCCGTTAACATATGAAGCGGTTGCAGCATATGATGCAGAAGTAGCAAAGCTAGCTGTACCTTGCAATGAACCGGTAATACCAGAAGTTACACTTAAATTACCCAATACATCAACAGTGGTTGTACTAACTCTAAATACATCAGCTCTTGTAGAATCATTCGCGCCGGCACCTATAACAAAAAGTGATGTAGTATTGCCATGTTGATTGTATTGTCCAATAACTAGTTGTCCTGACCCAGATGCAATTGTTCCAAGTCCTTCCGCATGCGAGTAATCTCCTAGCGCAATTGTACTTTGACCTTCAGCATGAGAATATAATCCAATGGTGCGTGTTGAAAATCCTTCGGCGTGAGATGCCTCTCCAATTGTAGTAGTGTCACGTCCTTCGGCGTGTGAATACGTACCAAGTGCACGAGTGTTAAGCCCTTCAGCATGAGAATAGTTTCCAGCTGCACATGAACCCCTACCTTCAGCATGCGATGATAATCCTATAGAAAATACACTATTACCCTCAGCGTGTGAATATTGTCCTAATGCAGTTGAATTTGTACCTTCTGCATGAGCGTGTTGAGCAGCATATGGTTGGTCTCCAATCCAACTAACCGGAGCATTATCTAGATCGCCAACAACTGCTGTGGTAGTTGTTATGGAAGGATCTTGTAGAAAAATTAACGTTGAAGCACCATCAAACGATGCAGAATCTATAACAACAGCTGTTGTACCATATGAATAATCATATAATGTATCATCTAGATACAAATATGATCCATTTGCAAAATAAAATGCAATGTCTCCATATGATGCAGATAATGATGCCGTGCCTGCAGTTACCGATGTTGCTAAATATCCATTTGTTCCACCAGTCGATGTAACACTACCTTCAGTGTGTGAATAATTACCAACCGCTGTTGTAATATATCCTTCTGCATGTGAATATAAACCAGATGCTACCGTAGTTTCGCCATGTTGCAAACTTTGACTTGTATGTATGAACGAAAAACTTGCAGTTGCTGCAAATGAACCTGCTTTATTATATTGAATCTCATTGTTGTTTCCTGCTGCTGCTACGTATGAAGCTGTTGTAGAATTTGTTGCGTTTACAGCCCAACTTGCCGTACCTTGTAATGATCCAGTAAATGTTGATGAAATGGAAGTAGCGTTAGTTACGTTATATCCACCCATATTCAAATTACCAGACATTGCACGTGTACCATTGACAAGCAAATACTGCTGATGGTCATCAGCATTTAATCCTAACAAGTTTCCATGCACAGATGATGCATTTACACCCGCTGCTCGGAATCCAATAATTGGACGTATATCTTGTATTTGTGTAATGTTTGCTGAACCAGATTGTACGTATATAGAAGCTAATGCAACTACGCCATCAGAAAAATAAGTTGGTGGTGCCGGTAGACCGGCATTCTCTGCTTCAACTAGTGTTGCATATTGACTTGGATTGATTACTAAAAAATATTCCTCATCCGGTCCTCGGCCAACTGTATACAAACTATGCTTAGTGTAGTAGGATGCAGACATTGCAACCAATGCACTACCGGAGTTGTATACGTTATTTGGTACTAGTGTTTGCGATGATTTATTCCAACCAAACGCTCCTGATCCTGATTGGTAGTATTGTGTAAATGCAATTGCACTACCGCCAGTTGGATCATATTCGTTTTCTCCAAAGTAATACAAACCAGCTGTTACATCAAGTTGACGAGGCGTTATATCTTCCGATACTATACACCCTTGAGCAAATACCGGACCTAATGCATTTCTATTAAACTTAGATAATGCATTTGACATATGTGCTGCAAAATATGGACTATTGTCTACTAACTCGATTCCTGTATCATTTGTTACAACGCGGCCTAATATAATGTTATGCGCACTAGGAGGTTGTATTGCGTTAGCTGTTAGTGTTGCAGTTTCATCAATGAATATGTAGTTATCGGTATTTGGTGATAAGGTTAGATTGGTATCGGCCCAATCAATTCTTTGAAATACTTCCGTACCCATGTTATGTAAATAACCATATCCAGCTGCTGTCGTAATAGTTAAACTTCCGGAAATTGTTATGTTACCTCCAGACATTACCCCCATCGGACTACCTTCGAAAATTAGTGTCGATGCATCTGTATGAGTACCATCTGCAAATGTTACTGATAATTTTCTTGTAATGTCTAATTCACCATCCGTTTCATCTAGAAATGTCCAAAAGAAGTTTTGACTTGCATTAGTTATTTTACTATGATCAGCAGTACCTTGGAATCTGCAAGATGCACTAGGATGTAGAATTTCAAAATCATAATTCACTGAATCGTGGATCATGGATCCTACTATATTGAAGCTTGATGAGTTTGCTAAGTTTGGAATATATACTGCAGAACCCCAACCTGGCATATCCATTCCTAAACCCTGAAGGTCTGCACCATTTTCAAGTTGAATAGCTACCGAAGTTGCATCTCCTTCACCAATTAGACCAGCTGCATAAATATCCATTTCTGCTACACCACCTACAGCATAATTTGCAATTAACCCGGTGGCTCCTATCGGAAACTGATAGTAATTTTCTAAACTTGCTAATGCTTGATATCCATTTGATGAACTTACAAAACTACCCGTACTATAAACTCCATTATAATCTAAATACTCACCATAAAATTTAGTATCTTGCGTTCTTGATATAACTGTAACACACATATCGCAATCGTAAAAAGAAACTTTATGTGCTTGTGCAAAATCTCCAATATCATCTATATATAAAGCAGAATATCCTGCAGGTGCGTTTGTTAGTGTTAAAAATGATACTTCATTATTAATACCCATCTTAATCAAGTGCTGATTAGATGAGCTTGGGAATATTTGAGTAGTTTGAATACTACTACCAACAATACTAACGTACGGTTTGCCGGTTAGATCAATTTCTTTTTCTGTGTATCGACCCGGGCCAACTTCAATTACATATCGATTAGTATCTGATGAGTCTGTGATATATGCAACAGATGCACTAATGCTAGTAAAGTCAGCTCCTTTTGTTCCTACCGTAATTCTTCTAGGATCTTGTCCTACTTCATAAAGTGATGAGCTTAGTGATATTTGTGTTTTTAAGAAGTTATCCGTACCTTGTACTTTACCAGTAGATCCAGAGTGTTCAATTGCAACATCAGTCGTACAGTTTTCAAAGTTAAGTGCAATTGCATCTATGGATGGACCAGATCCTGTCTGAGGTGCCCAAATACCTTTATCCCAACGTTGAAAGTTAACACCCGTTAGACGTAGGTTACCTCCATTATATACTTTAAATCCAGTACCTAGAGCTGATCCTGCTGCTCTTGTTAGCAAACATCCATTAACAATAAATGCACAATTAGGAGCATCGGATAAAGCAAATATTTGATTATTGTCAGATCCTGCTACACCTCCGTTAGTAGAAGTTACATTACGAAGCTGCATTCTACCAATACCAGCACTGCCGGTTCTTGTTACATGAAATCCTACGTCGAATGATTTATTGAGTTCGGTAAATCCGCCATATTTGACATTGGAACACTGTAATATACAGTTACCATTACTTCCAGTACCAATAACTTTAGCGTTGGTATAGTTAGTACCAAATCTTACATTTTCAACATATGCAATTGCATTTGTTTGAGGTGTTGTAGGAGATGAATAAATAATAGCAGAAGCTGACGGGGCTGTAGATCCTTGTATTTGCATATCAATGATCATTGATTGATCACTCATTATAAAAATACTTGCACTAGGATTAGATGCAGATACTACGGTTGAAATTGAACTATCTCCTTTTACGGCAACATAAGAAGGTACAGTTATTGTATCTTCTATATAGATACCAGGAAATACTTGCACCGTATACGTATTAGTTGCCGTTGCATCGACTATACTATCAACTGCAGATTTTATTGAAAAGTAATCTGTCTCACTACCCGGTAAACCTACTGTTACTAGATTATCAACGTACGTTGTTATACCTGTAAGTCCTGATCCATCACCAAAAAATGATCCAGAAAAAGATCCTGTTACTCCGTTACTTACGTTAAGTGATCCTGTTACCTCAGAGTTTCCTTCAGAACGGAAACCGTTTTTTATGCGAAATTCATTTGCCACGTCTTTTCCCTATCCAAGCCTGGTTTAGAATAAATATATATTTAGAAACTTCTTATTATAGTTTTAATTGTCCATCCGGATGTTGCAGCAGACGATGTTAATGCCATATCTCCCCCAATTACAAATACACCTAATGCTAAATCTGTAGTTGTTCCAAAATCCGTAGTTGTAGTTTCTGTAAAGTTTACATGTGATCCAGACCATATAGATGTTATTTGTCCCGCACGTGCATTACTTCCTGATCTAGCAGAGTACTCAAACCAAGCTCCATCATATGATGCCGTTGGCAGTGCGTATATTGTTGTAGCTCCGGCATTTGTAGTTACCCATACTGCTGTGCTTAAGAAGTTATTTATTATTAGTGATCCGGTAATCTGTGCCGATCCTGTGTATGGGAATGTTGTATCTGGTGCATAAGATGCACTTAGTGCTTGAGATGCATATGAAGAGCTTAAAGTATATGATGCTGTAGTAGCATTAGTTGCCCAAGATGCTGTACCATATAATGAACCAGTAATGGAAGATGCATTAACAAACGATGCTGTTAAACTCTGCGCATTTATACCTTCACTAGCATTTAGAGATCCTGATAAGGAATAACTACCACTTAATGTTTTTGTATTAAACCAATAGGTGCTATCATACATTAATAGATCACCGTATGTAGGAGTAGTTAGAGTTACATCCGTTAGTGCATCTAAAGTTGAATTACCTACACCCCCACCAATAATGTTACCAGAACTTCTAAATAATCCAGCTTCCCTAAATTCGTAGGATGCAGGTACTGTAAAATCAGCATTTTTCCTCAACAACATGACTCCTATAAAGAGAGCGCTTGCTGCCGTATTTGGTGCTTCTGAGAACGCTTCTGTTGGTATAGCGGCTAGTGCATCTTCTTTATTTGCATACTCATCATTTCCGTAGTAAACAAACAACGCCTTTGTTGCACTATTAGGAAAATAAAACACTCTTTGTATAGTCCAATGGTTTGTAGATACTGTTGTTAAGGTTCCGTTTAGTGAATATTTTGAAGGATCGATTACTGGATATCCTACTCCTCCATTAGTATCATAAACCCAACTAGATCCTGATTGGTAGTATCGGAAAATCTTAGAAGTAGTAATACCAGTTGCTTCTGTAATATAGCTTGGAGCATTTGGATCTACTGTATAGTTTCGGCCGTCAACAAACGATACACCGCCGGCTAAAAATAAACTTCCGGTTGATGATCCACTTGGTGATAACGTATATCCAGATATTTTTAACGGACCAAATGCTTTAATAAAATCAAAAGATCTTTGTTTCCATCCATATGCTACACCTGGGAAAGTTTGAACTCCATTTATTGAAGAACGATTTTGGTGCAGAACAATACCAATTGGAATAAAATTGTTATAATCACCATCAATATATGGTGTTCCTTGTGCTTTAATTACTGCAGTACCTGCTGATGAAGATATAGCTACAAATTGTTGATCAAATGATCCACTTAAAGCACTAATACTACTAGTTAAATTTTCCCAGTTTAAATACTCTACTACTGGGTATGGGTCATTGTTAAATGAACTATTAAGATTTACTACAATACCACTACCACTTGATATTTGATATGTAGTAGAGTTTACTTGTGATATTATACCACCATGTAATAAACCTGTATATAGATTACCTTCTAACCAACGTAAACGAGTTACATTATTATAACCTGCCCCATTTTGGCTAAAGTATAAATCTTGGGTTGATCCAGAGACGTAAATATAGGAAGCTGATATATTAGAGTTTATATTAGAATTAACTGGATCAAAACGTAAATATCCATTTAAGTCTACATTACCAACAATGGATACAGATGCCGATCCAGCAGCAGGTGGATATTGTCCTTGTACTTGCAAACTACCAGATAAGATTGTATTACCTATTAACGTGTTAGATCCGGTAGTAAGTAAACTTCCAGTTACAATTTGAGTACCAACAAAAGTATTAGTACCAGTAAATGTATTTGAACCAGTTGCATTTATTGACCCGGTTATTTGTACTTCTTGTCGTAGTGGATTAACATATGATGCAGTTAGTGCATAGGATGATGTAGTTGCATTAAATGCATAACTAGCAGATATAGCATATGATGCCGTTGTTGCGTATGATGATGTTATTGCATATGATGAACTTAGTGCCGATCTAGCATAACTAGCAGTACCGGCAACTGAACCAGAAAACCATGCGGATGCTGTAGAATTCCAATTTAATACGTGATCTAAACCATTACTAGCTACTAATTCTCGATTTTCCCAATCAATACTAACACGATTACCTGTTGAAATTAATTCTTTTGTATTCCAATCTGCGGAAATACTAATTCCATCAGTATCTATTAACTGTCTACTAGTCCAATTTAAACTATCGGTATTTGTTCCAGAATAAGGATTTTTTAAAATACCAGAGTTCCAATCGATTGATACTAATGAATACACACTAATTAACTGTCTATTAGTCCAATCGATTGACACAGCTGGTGCACCACCGCCTATTCCGAATAAATCATATGTTTTACCTTCAAACCAATCTAAACTTTTAACATAAGGTGTACCCGAACCAGGATCAGGAGTTCTCCAAAGTTGATTAAATGCCCAATCTACAATAAGGTATGAAGAACCGGCATAATCAGGTATACTTAAACCATGTCCGATCCAATCAACTGTAGCTATATCTGCTACCCCATCATTATATAATAGCTGTCTATTAGCCCAGTCAACTGATTTAGTATTGTTTTGATCTTTTAATATTTTAGTATTTGTATCTAATATTGTATATGTACCATCATTAACAAACAAAGATCCGGTAAATTGATGTGTATCATCTGAGGTATTACCAAATTTAGTTGAACCGGATGTAAATATTACGGATGATGTTTCATATGTAGTATATAATAAAGAAACTGATGCTGTTCCGTTAACCGTAATATTACCATTAATGGTTTGATTTCCTATGAACGTGTTTGAACCTGTTGTTGCAAATGATCCAGATTTTGCTACAAATATAGGATCAGTCTCAACAAAATAAGATGATGTTGCTGCCGTTGTAGCAAAACTAGAACTCAATGCTTGAGTTGCATATGATGCGGTAACAGCAATTTGTGCGTAAGAGGCAGTTAGGGCAAAACTAGAAGAAATATTATATAAAGAACCTGTTTGTAATTGACCTGGTTTAAACTGTCTTGCCATTATGCCCACCTTCCATTTATAATTATCGTATCAGTGGAATCTATGGTATATCCTAGTATTGCTGTATCAAATACAATAGTTTGTGGGGCTGTCAATGTAGGTGTCCAGGTATATGCAACTTTGTCAATATACTGTCCATTAATGTATATGTTAAATTCATTTTTAGATGCTGCGGCAGTTGTTACTGGATTTAATCCTGCACTTGCTGTTACAGTAACCGTAGTTGCGTTTAAATATGTGGCAATTTTATCCGATAAATTGGTAAGATACATCATTGTAGCTGCATCAATTGTTCCTGTACCACCCCCGGCTGTTGAAACTTGTAGTGTAGCTCCACTAAATATTTGCTGAGATACTTGAAGCAATGCTACTGGTACGGTTGTCGTACTAAATATATCTCCATCTAAATCTATAACCGTATCAAAGCTTATTTTTTTAATAGAATACATCTTTTTCAGGGTTGAAATACGGGCTTCTTGTTCTGACAGCAATGTACCTTTAACTGTCAATGGAATTGTGGCTCGTACTAAACGATCTTCTCCAACCGTATTTACTGTTTCAAATGATGCTTGTCCAATAGCCGTTTCAAAACGATTTCCTTCATTTCCCCACAAAAATCTACCATATGGAAGTATTTGATCATACAATTCATTCATCTGTGTAGTAAAATCGCACCACAACATCATTTCATATTCAATATCTACGTATTTAGGAATATCAATAACATATATAGTTTCTGAAGGTTGTGGTTGTGTAGTTGGCAACGGAAATAATTCGTCTTCATATCGATTTCTAGAATTGTATTTATTTTTATATACATGTTGATTTCCAGATATCTGTCGATTAACATCTAATGTACGTGTACTATCTCGTTCCGTTGAACTATTTCGTTTCAACATGATAAGTGGTGATTGAAGCATTCCTTTTTCATCACGTAAATATCCTAAACGACGTACATTATCCCATTTTTCTCCATTTGCAAAAATTACAGGAACTGTTATCAATTGTTGATTAGATGTAATTTGAGGACGTATTTCATTGTCAATATACCATTTAATAGCAAAATCGATGTCATAAAGTGTACGTTTTGCGGATCGTATTACGTCATCATCTCTTCTAGTTTGATATGCACGATTCAACAAAAGATCGTTACTTAATCCTTCTGTAGCAGCGGGATTCGGTTTATTAGTTTTACGATCTATATTTTCTCTGTTAAATCTAGGCATTGTTATTGTCCTTTATATGCAAAGTTATTGTCTCCGCCTCTACGTAAATTTTTAATAGCTTGTGGTGTTTGACGAGTTGCATGTGCATCGCAAATTACTGACACGCTATAACCATGTTCTGATCCGTTAGGCCATGTATCTGGATTTTTACCTACGAAGTATTGATTTGCATCTACATTATCTAGTTCATAGTATTCATTATCCCAAAATATAATATCTCCTACTTCTGGATAAAAATCTGCACGTTCTAAAATATCTCGAGATATACTAAATTGAGCTGTTCTGGTATATGTATGACCGTAATCATCCATATTAGCAGTCTTGCTTTCTTTAGTTATTAAACATGGAATTAAAATAGAATCATAATATGATTTAGTTTCAGATTCACCGTAAATATTAGAATTGGTTGATTCTACAATTAATTTGAAAAATTCTATTTCAGTATCAACAATTGCATTTAATAATTCTGCGTTAATAGAAGCTAAAAATCTAGCATCTCGTTTTCCCCCAAATAGTGCCATATTTTACTCCTATCCAACATAAATTTTTAACGGAACCTTGCCGAGAATTTCGGTCATTTGAGTTGCTTCAGAATTTTGACGTGTTAACATTTGTTCTTTTGTCAATTTTTCCAAAAATTCTCTTAACTGTGTTATTAATGCTTCTTTTTCTGTTTGTCCTTGTGATACTAGATCCGATCCATTAAGTGTTACTTCTGAATTAGGAATTGGAATTGATGAATATTTACCACGTACATAACCTAACATTTCCTTTACAGTTGCAACACCGTATTTAAATATCCAGGAACGCCCCATATCATTAATTGTACTGTATTTATGATTTGTATATGGTATATTAGATGCGTCACTTACAACCCCCGTTAAAAGTGCTGTATTGCCGAATAAAATAGCCTGTTTGCTTTTTTCTTCTTCAAACAAATATTCAATCCATACTTTGCTATAAAATATTGATGATGCCGATGATCCTGTACCTGATGTTGGAATTGGCCAAAATTTAATATCATCACCATGTATTTCAAATGAGTAATGTGACTTACGAACCTGATCATTAAATTCAATAGCTTGCAATCTCATTAAATCTGCATGAATCGGCATCATCATGAAACTAATAGAAGGAGAAAATCCTCCAAAATTAAATGCGTCTAGAAGTTGTTGAGATCCTAATCCAGTACCAACAAATGGATCGAAATATCTTACAATCGCTGGTGGTGGTGTATGCATTACTCTGCGAATTTCTATAGAACTTGTATTAGATAATGAAATACCATCTTCAGCTAATGATGCAGATACTGCATTTCGAATGCTATACGTTTGTTGTCCGGGTGTTACGTTAATTGCAGCTTTACGCCATCTTACATCACCTCCCGAATCAGCTTCAGTACCATATGCTTTAGATAGTTTAGTTATATATCCTAAAGACTGTCCAATATTTGTGCCAGTAAATGATCCATTATTTGCAGTTAAATAACTAGAACCAGTTTGAACTCCTAATGTATTAATTAAATTATTTACAATGTTAACTTGATTAATTTGATTAGAATATTCTAAAACTGCAGCTTCAAATGCCGTATAAAAATTTATATCTAAAAGTTCTACATCCATGATAGGATATCCAACATGTTGTGCTGCAAACTTTGCAAATCGATCTGCATGTTGTTGAAACATTGGATCTGTATCAAAAAAACCAAAAGGAGTAGAACCTGTTGTAAATGATGAACTTCCTGGCCAAATTGGTTTATTTGCACTATAATCCACGATGATTTCCTTTTATATATAAATATCAATATTTTTCATTTAGAAGGTTTAAAATTTCTTCTAAAGCTTCATGTCTATGATTATCTGTTAAAATAATTTCATTAACCCATTTAGATGGTTTTAATTTAGGTACTTCGTGAACTGCTGAATCATTACCGAATTTCAAATCAATTTGATATCTGTCTCCAGTTAATATCATTATACTATCTTTACCTAATCTGGATAAAACCATTTGTAATTGTTGTTTAGTTAAATTTTGAAATTCATCCACAATACAAATTGCATTATCAAATGTTCGTCCTCGAAAATGTGCTAATGACACTAATTCAATATTTTCTTCTCGTTCCATTTTATCTAGAAGTTCTGGTTTATTGTACACTTTACGCATATTGCTTCGAAGCGGAACTAACCATGGATCCATTTTTTCTGCTAATGAACCAGGTAAAAATCCGTTATCTTCATTAGACACTGTAGGACGAGTTATTATAATTTTATTTATTCTGCGTTTAAAAAACATATCCAATGCAATTTGAACTGCTAACAATGTTTTACCAGAACCAGCTTTTCCTAATATAAAATTAAATGGAGTATGCAATATTAATTCTTTTGCTCGTTTTTGTTCTTCTGATAATGTTATTGAATATTTAATATCAGTTTTTGGTGGAGTTTTCTCCTTGTTCGTTGTTGCCATAATAACCTTAAAATAACAATTAAAATAATTTTGTAAGTGTTGATTCCCGAAGAGTCATGTCTTTAAGTGTTTCAATTTTACCTAAACACATTTTTCGAATTGCTTGAAATGTTTGACGTGCCGGATATGGTGTCATAACTTTAAGTGTGATTAATTCTTTATCAGGTCCTAAATCTTGTTCAATGTGAACCATTAGTACTAATCGAATTGCGCGAATTCTATCTAATACATCTACGAGGCGACCATCATAGCGAATAATTGCTTGCATGGAATATTTGTTTCTAGGTACTGCCATATTAGTTCTTTTAATATAAATATCATACAGTAAAAAAGGGATGACCGAAGCCACCCCTCTTTCTTAATCATTCTTTAATTCTTTAAGTCAATTTATTCAATTAACTATTAAAGAGTGTTTAATCCGTGTACGTATACTTTACCGTAGAATTCTGGACGAACTACTTTCTTCGCGTAACGTGTCATAACACCTTTACGTGGAGTAAAGTTAACTGGATCATATACAAGCGGAGTCATAATCAATGGAATATATGGAGAGAATACAGCACCTGTTTCAAGGAATTGCGAACCTCTGAAGCCCATTAAGATTACATTTTCTAACATGTATGGATTTTTATAAACCGTGTAGCGATTATTAATTGAACCAATTTTTTGTACACCTGCTGCAAATTCCATCTTTGTTCCATCAGTATCAGCAGCAAATCCAGGAATTGATTCAAGGATAGTTGCAACCGCAGGAGATGTTACTAGGAAGTTAGCACCACCACGCAATGTTTTTTGGTGAATCTTATTTGATACTTTTTGCAGTTTAGTACCGAGAGTTTGGAACCAACCACCTTGTGTATTGTAATATCCATCACCAACCGCGGTTGCAGCGCCAGCACCTGATTGTGTAAATCCAGATCCGTTCCAGAAATTATTATTTAATGCTGACCAATACTCAGTTGTCGGAGCTGCGGCAATCAACATATCGAGAATTTCGAGATCAATTTCCATTGATACATACTCAGAAAGCATTGAAGTCAATTCAGCTTCAGCATCAATTGAGTGGTACGCATTAAGATCTTGAGCAAATTCAGGAGTCCATACTGCTTTCAACTTACGAGTCTTAGCAACGATTGGCTCTGATTGCATTTCAAGATTGATTTCCGGAATATCAATATCTGTACCAACATTAATACCAGATTGACCGGATCCTTTGAAAGGATTTTTATCTTCAAAATCTCCTCTAGTAATGTCAGTAGGTTGAATACTATAATTGATCTTTGGATTTGCAGATGCACTAACTAATGTAGCTAATGAAGAAGATTGTGCAGTAGTTACGATAAACGATGCAGTATAGTTACTATCAATTTTAGAAAATGCCTGTACAGGAATCAATTCAGTGTTTCCAGAACCTGATAATAATGTAAATGAACGAACTGCATATAAATCAGCATTAGTAGGAATAGGCATTGTAACTAAAGCGTATTGACTTGGCAAGAATGCACTATCAAAATTAAGAGATGCTGATGTAGCAGCTCCAATTGTAAATGATGCAAAACCTACAGATCCAGTTACGTTATTAATTGAATAACCAAAACGACCTGCACCATAAAGACCGCCAGCTGCATCAGAACCGGTAGTAGTAACACCAAACATGGAATCTAATGCATTAGGATTACCAAATGGATCACCTGTACGAAGATTATTATCATCATCAAATCCAGGCTGAGCTGTACCATACTTAAAATCTAGATAGAAGATAAGTCCTGATGGCAAGTTCATTGGCTGAACTGAAACGAATTCTTTTGCAGCAAATTCAGCAAAAATTCTTCTTACCAAAGGAAGTGCAACACCTGCCCATTCTTCTGATCCAGCCGTTGTCCCTGTAGAAGTTGCTTCTTTTACTAATTGACGTGCTTGGTTTTCAAGCAATTGGGCCATACCTGCTCTTTCGGTTTCACCCTTAAGACCTTCCAATAGTCCGGTCTTTTCCCATTTTGCTGATAACGCTTTTGCTTGATTTCTTTGTACAAAATCGTTAGTTTGCAATAAATTTGAAATACTCATTTTGTTTTTTCCTTTTCTTTTTTAATGTTATAGCAATCCTGCTAATTTTTTCCATCTGTTAGCTAACTCAAATCCTTCAGACAATACTTGAGTTGTTTCTTTTTTAGGAGCTGTGGTTGCAACTGGTTTAGATGCATACGACTCTTTAACTACTCTTTTCTTAGTTGCTGGACGTTTGAATGATTCAGCTAACGTTGTAAATACTAATTTTACTTCTCTAGTGTTTCCTGCACGATCAAAGTTTTCAATTACTTTCATTTTTTGACCTTCATTCAACTCAAAATTGCGGAACAATTTGTTTGTGTAAAGAAGTTTTGCATTAAGAAGATTAACTTCGTTGATGATGCTAGTAAGTTTTTTAACTGTTCGATAAGCTTCTTCAAGCTCTTCTTTCATTGTTTCAACTTCGCCATCAGTTCCTGCAGGTACTCCTACTTCTTCTTCAGCATCCATGTCATCTTCACGAAGAATAGCTTCAATAATTTCGTCGATTGATTCATCTAACTCTTCATCTTCGCCTTCTTCTAATTCTTTGTCATCATCATGATGCATTCCCTCTGGCATTAGATCATCTTCTTCCTCTTCCATTTCTTCAGGCATTCCTGCTTCCAATTCGCGGATGATAGATTCTAATTCTAGATCTTCATCATCATGACCATAACCTTCATTGTACTCTGCATTCGCGTCTTCATCTGAAATTGGAGCTTCTTCGCCTGGAAGTTCTTCACCTCCTAGATCTTCTTCATCTCCACCAGCCATTCCGACTTGAAAATCATAATCTTGACCGCCTACTGTTGCTGACAATGAATCATCAGTCCAAGTAAAGTCTTCTTCTCCGCCTTCAGCTCCCATATCAGCTCCCATATCAGCATCAGCATCAACACCCATAGTGTCAGCTGCAGCATCTATTTCTTCTTCTTCGCCTTCGATTTCATTTGTTAGTTTTGTAGCTAACATTCTTTCTAGACGAGGAGCAAAAGCTTCTTGCAGAGCAATTTTTGCGTTTGCTAATGCAGTTTCTTTAACAGCATTTGCGTCGGCGATTGCTTGTTTTAGCAAATCTGATTTTGCCATAATTGTTTTCCCCTAAATTTTTTTTTTTGGAAATAAGATTATTCGAAATCTTAATAGAATATTTTATTTGGTATAGACGCTATATAAAGATTGAATAGCGTATTCTTTAATATATATGACACAGTTTGAAAAAACAGTAAAAAAGCCCTAACTTTTTACAGAAAGGGCTTTAATTAATTTTTTTTTATTTAGAATGCATATCTCGTATGTATTGTAAATAAGAAGCTTTAGAATGTTCTTGCCGTTTAACTACGCTAGGCTTGATGTATTCTTTGTGTGCTTTAATTGTTTCTAATACACCTGATTGCTTTACTTTGCGTTTCCATGTTTTAAGTGCAGCTGCTAAATCTTCTCTACTACTTCCTGGTACATGTACTGCTAATGAATTGCCAGGAACAATCATTTGATGTTGTTTTTGTTTTTTACTCATATATTGTGTTTAAATATTTTCTGGAGCTTGTGGTGTTGTACGTTGTGGCATTTTTTTCTCACCACGTACATTGAATCGAAAATGTTTGATTTCTGGTTTTTGTGCAATGTATCCTTGTATGCGTTGCGATTCTCTTGCAGGATCTTGCCCTAATCTAAAATAAAAATAACCAACTTTACCGGTAGGAGATATAGTATGTTTAACTACGGTAAATCCTTTACGCTCAGCCCATTCACGTATTTCTTGTGCTACAGCTTTTGCCTCTGCAGGATCTCTAAGTACATATTCAACACCACCTCGATAATCGGTTATGTTATTAACTAATTGAGCTTCATCTATTTCTTCAGAAGTCATGCCTTTCATTAAAGCTTGAGTCTTTTGTAGTTCTTTGTTATAGTTTGCTAAATTTACCGTATCTTTTGGATCTAATCCAGGAACTACCGGATGTTTAGATGTTGGAGTTGATTGTTCCGTTAAACCAAAAAAGTCTCGATATAATTTTTTAAGTTTATTCATTTTATACCTTAATATAAGTAAATTATGTATTCTATCCAAATTAATTTACATCAAAATATTTATTAAGTCCTTGACCGATACTTTCATATGCCAATGCCATTCTGTGTTGTGCTTCATTCACTTCGCGAGCTGCATTTTCAAAATCTCTATAATCTTCACTTACTCGTTTAAAATATTTTTTATGTGCTTGATTAGATGCCCAATCATCACTTTCAGTCATTATTCTTTCTGCACGTTCTACAATACGTTTAACGCGTTCAACAATTTCTTCCAAGTCACCTTTACCATAAACTGATTCTCCCATAGCAGAAAAATTGGCAACTTCTTGTACGAATTGTTGTTTTTCTTCTCTAGACATTGGTTGTGGTTTGTCTTCTAATATTGTTTCCAATATAAACTTTAAATTTGGCGTTTTCATATTATATCCTACATTTTCCATCTTCACAGAGTATAGATGTAATTGCATCATGTACTCTTGCGTATTTATTTGTCGTTGTTTTATTTACTGATTCATTCATTCGTGTTGGTCGCATAAAAGCTCCATGTGTCGATGGATTTGATACAAAGTCCCAACAAATTAATTCAAAATCTTCTTGTACTTCTACAGTGCCTTCATTACGTAGTTCTTTTACAGATCCCAAACCACGTGATGATATTCCCAAAGTAATTCCTGCACGAAATAATTCTTTAAGGATTTTTCCCGAAGGTGTATCTAATACTTGAACCGTTCCAAGTAAATCATCACCATTCCACCATATTTTTAAAACGTTATGTGATACATTGTTCAAGTTAACTACAGATGATTCTGGATGATCTAACTCGCCTAATGCTCTATGCTGATCAATATATTCACGCTGATAACGTTGACATTCTCTTTGCAATATATGTTTAGGATATACTCGTCCGTTTTGGTTTTTAGCTCCTGCTCTTTGTAAAACTCCTTGCACTACAAAACCACCCGGTATTCCATATGCAGAACCATTTGATTCCGTTAAAGAACCAACAGGTCGAAATGGCATATATTCTACTATAAGTTGTTTTGACATATTATTCCCCTAATGATCTTACTCGTTCTGATATTTTGATTAATTTTTCTGAAATTTTTTGTAGTGCCTTTGTGGTGCTAGGTCCATATGCTGAGCTAGTTACTCCTGCTTCAGTTTTTAATCTGGTATTGTAATTTACCATAGTTTCAATTTCATGAAGTTTTTTAGCAATTTCTTGAATAGTCTTTTTAACTTTTTGTTCTGGGGATGTATCTTTATCACCCGTTACAAAATCACGATATCCCTCAATTAATTGTTCATATTTACGTTCTAGAACTTCTTCTACTTTTAATGTATGTGGGTTTCCCACTTTCAATGTTTTATGTTTTTTAGTAGCGGTACCATGTCCTTTAGTATTATCTACAGAAGGATATTTATATTCATCATGTTGCCAATCTGATTCATTCATTGAAAATGGAAATTTTGCCATATATTCTTCTTCTTCTGATTCTGGTCTTTGGTGATGATAATCATCCTTTAAAGAATAATTTGGAGGAGTATTAACTGATTCTTCTACACCAGATGCATATCCTACTCGTTTTACTTTTTTACGAAAAGCATTCGGTGTATTATATCCGGCAATAGCACCAGTAACATTTTGTTCATCAATTTCTTCATCACATTTGCATTGATCTTTTGGTTGACCACAATCATCGCAATGATTTTCTAATTCAACAAATTTATCTTCTATTTCACGCAAAAATGATTTCATTATTTAACTTCTTTCAATTCACGAATTAAATCATAATATCTTAGCAACGATAAAACGTGTGATTCTTTTATCGTTTTTAAATTTTCAACATTGCACAACATTTCAGAAAGTTTTTGTACTTTTATCTTAATAACTTTGTCATCTACCGGTTTTGCAAGTTCTGCAAGTTCGCGTTTAATATTTGGTATTATGGTATGTACATACTCTCGCAATGTTGCTGTGTCATTAACGTGTGTAATGTATTTATTTAATAGTTGTTTTTGTGATTCATCTAATCCAGAATATTTTTCATTAAATTTATCAACAAGTAGTTTATACGTTAACAAACGCATTTCTTTTGGTTGTGATTCAAATTTTTCTAGAACAGCATCTTTTGTAGGTTTAACACGTTCAACTATAAGTGAGTTTTCAATAATAGCACGTTTGCATTCTAACAATTGTTTTGGATTATCTGTTTCTTCATGTTCAAAAATCATGTTGATAGAAGCCAATACTTTGTAATTGCTAATATGCATTTTTGACATGTTTGCAAATATAAATCGATCTGATATTTCTTTAACTAAGTTATATCTTTGTCTTTTTAAAACAGATTGATTTAGTTTTGCATGTGCTGCTTTAACCGTACGTATGTAATCTAATGCCTGAGCTTCACTTCGAAATTGTTCTTTAAGTAGTGCATTGTATAGTTGCAATTCCTTTGACAATTCAGTATTACGTCCGAAATATTTTTTAATAATATCAATTGTTACTGATTTATTAGATGATAATGTTTCCGAAGTTAATTTTCTAACCAACATTTCAAATAAAATACCAGTGTTTTTATATTTTGAATGTTTTAATTTCTTCATTTGTTATTCGGCGCCTTAATTTTTATATAAATATGGTTGTAATTATAAAATATTGTTTTCATCTAGCATTGTGCCTGCGTCTAAATCTGTTTCTGTAGATTTCTTAAATGTTTCTGTAATAATACTTACTCCAGATTTACCTGACTTCATACCTTTTACAATGCTTTCTGTACGCGTTACTGATAATTTTGATTTGAAATTTGGATCAGGTTGATACGTTGTTTTTCTTTGTTCTGGATTAAAAGTTTGCCTAACTTGTTTTGTCCCTGTAGGATCCCATCCAAACTCATTACGATGCTGTCCTGATTTTATTCCTTCAGGTGGACGACCTCCTTGATCTTTTTCTTCAACTTCTTTGCTTGACATATGTACCGTTGCTAAATCGTGTGGTGTTCCAAATGATACTCCCGTTACAGCAGGGTCATTACCTTCTTGTTCAATTTGATTTTGACGGAATCTAAGTTTAAGATCTTCTAAGACATCATTGCGTTCTTGCAACCATTGATCTTCGGACATATTGAATATAAACTCATAAATGTATCGATCTGAAACTAATTTGCTATCTTTCATTGCGTTTGCTAATGTAATTTTTTCATTCATTAACGCAACTTTTTGTTGGTCATAAATAATAGAAGGAGCTGTTAATTCTAACTCAAATCCAACTAAATCTTCTCCTTCAAAGCCTTGTGCATATAAATGTACAATAGCAACTTTTACTAATTCTGATACTACAATTTTTTGTATGCGTTCAATAGTTCTAGCAAATCGAATATCAATTGATGCTAAGTTAACTTTGCCTTCTTGTGACTCACCATAACCTAAAAATGGTTTAGGAATTTTAAGAGCGGCCATCATTTTATCTTTGATATATTCAATATCATCCATACCCGTAAAAGTCATTCCGGGCAATGTATCAATTGTAGTAGATGATTGACCTCCACGAACTGGTAAGTAATAATCTTCCATCATGTTATTAAGATTAAATCTTAAATTGTAATTTCCAGTTTGTGGATCAATATGTGGAATTTTTTTCATCTTATTGATAATTTGTTCCATGAAAGTATCAACTTCATTAGGAGGAATATTACCAATATCAATTTTAAAAATACGTTTTTCCGGAGCTCTCATGATACGATGTATTAACATTGCATCTTCCATCATCATTAATTTTTGAAATTCTTTACGAGCTCCTTCTAACATGGATCTACCGTACGGTAAAAAGTTAGAATCGGATAACATACGGAAATGTGCAATCTCAAATGTATCATATGTCATTTGTTCTGCAGCAACATTTTTAAATTTTATTTCATATTCGCCAGTAGCCTGATTATATTCTTCCCATCGCTCCATTTCATAACTAGAAAAAGGACGTGCATTGATAATTCCTATTTCTTCAGCAATATCTAATTTTAAAAAGAAATCACCATATTTGGTCATGTTTCGAATCCATGTCCACAGATTAAATTCTACATTTAAAACATCATAAAATAAATTGTATAGAATTTTTTGTATGCGAGTGTTGTTAGTTTTAATAGTAAGTATTTCTCCAAACTGATCTGCTAATGTAGATTCATCTGAATAAATATCTAATGCCGCAGATATAATTGGATCTTTATCCATCATTTCATAATCAGCATAAAGCTGCATACGATTTTGATGCATATAATAGTTAGAATCATATCCACCCATACCTCCTACACGATGTTTATTAGCACCATGCAGACGCATATATCGGTCCGCGACTTTGCTTTGAGCTAAATTTCCAACACCTTGTAAACGATTGGTATCTACTACTCGTAGTTTGTCTTTTCCATACGCACGTACAACTACGTTAGTACTAAAAAGATTTTGTAAACGTTTTCTTAATGACGCCATATTTCTTTTTTAATATAAATATAACCATGTTTAGAACCATGCAAGTTTTTAACGTATCAACCAAGTTAAATCTTGATCTCCGTCACCTGGATTCCAATTCCATCCGTTGTTTTGTTGAGTATTTTTGCCGGTATATATAACTTCACTTGTTTTTGTAAACTGAGATAAAGCACGTTTATTTAAATCAATTCCTTGTTGACGAAGTTTTAAAGCGGTATCACGTAACCAAAGTGTAATAGCAAATGACATTACAAGGTCGTCATTATATCCTTGTTGTGCCTGTGCTTTGCCGTTCAACCAAACAAATACTAGTAATTCTTGTATAAGACGTTTACTTCGTATTACGGGAGTTCGTTCTCGCATATACATTTCTAATGCTGATATCATTAATGGGCGTGTTCTACTAGTAGTTGATACTCCAGGAACCATTTGGCTCTTATCTTTCATATCATAGCCTTTTTTCAATTGAACCGATGCATCTGTATATCCGTCATCTTTATATGTATAATGTAGATTTTGATAACCTCGATCTAATGCCGGTTGAATTGCAGCCCAACCAATATTAGCATTTTCAATTGCTAGTAAAGCATTATTCCATTCTGTTGCAACCGTTACAAGCATATTACCAAAATCATTTGGTGCAATTTTACCTTTATATTCTGCAACTTGTCGTACTGATTCAACATCAAATATTTGAAATGTAGAATAATCTCCCCCATCACCTCGTGCAACGTCAGCTACTACTGTGTAATCTTTTGCGTAGTCTGGATATTCCCATATCCAATAATTTCCATCAAATCCGCGTCTTTCAATCGGATCTTCTGTTTTAATGTCATATTCAAGCAACAATGGACCATCTACTACAGTATGACCAGAACTGACGAAGTCACAATCGCATTCTTGTGCCGCACCTCGTTCCCCTAATAATTGTGTTTGTTCATCACGCCAGGCCTGGTCTCGTTCTGGATGTACGGTCCAATGCAATTTAATTGTATGAAATCCATTTATTCCAGCTTCCGCATCTGCCCATGTTTGATGAAACCAATTACCAACACCATTTGGAGTTGATAATACAATTGCACCACCACCCGTTGATAGTGTTGCTTGTGATGCTATCCATATTTCTTCAATATTACGTATAAATGCTGCCTCATCCACAATTAGCAGTGATAATGCTTCTGAACGTGCACCGGTGGTTGCAGATGATACTGCTTTGATTTGTGAACCATTTTTAAATTTAAGTGATAATTTATTGTCAGCTTCAACTGTTCCTTTTAACCAACTTGGTAAATTATCGTGCATTACACGTACTTTAGTAACTAAGTTTTTTGCTACTTCTTGTGTTGTTGCAATAACAAGTACGTTAAAATCTTCTGCAAACAACATGCTCCATAGAGCAAATCCTGCTGAAAGAGTTGATATACCCAACTGACGAGACTTGAGAATAACATTGTATCTATTATCTCGTAGTTCTGTTAATGAATCTTCTTGAAATGGAAATAGATTAAATTTAATTTTACCACGTTTAGGATGTTGAATGTAACAATAGTTACGCATAAAAAATACAGGATCTTTAGCACATTGCATGTACTGTTGCTGTATTATTTGCTTTATGTTCGGCTGAGACATAAATTTATTTTGTTAATTCAATAACTAGTTTAGTAGTAAATACGGAAGTTAATATTCCAGCAGTAAACCAAATTGCTTTGTGATCGTACCAACGTGGTTTTAAATATTTTTCTCGTTCTATATATAAATCTACATTGTTTTTAAGCAAATCTACTTGTTTAGTTCGATATGCCATTTCCAATGAATCTAATCTTACTGTAGTTTTCAATTGACCTATTAATTTGTCTTGTCGTTCTATAATTAGTTTATTCAATGAATCTAATTCATATAATGAATCTATTGTAAATGATATATCCAAAATTTCATCTGGAGTAAAACATGTATCTGTTTGTGAGTAACTTATAACAGGAAACAACAATATCAATAATAACTTTTTCATGATTTTTTAGGTTTTCTACCTCGACGTGTTTTATTTAAAATGTTTTGTTTTGCATTTTCAACCGTACGTTCTTCTGGTTGAATTTCTGTAACTTGTTGTTTTAAATCTTCAATCTCCGTTTCGGTTTGTTTAATTTTTTCTGCTACTTGTTCACGTTGTTCTTGAATTTGTTCAATACGTCCTTCTGCTTCAGCAATTTGTTCGTTATTGTCTTGTATTTGATCTTGTAATTTATCTAGTTTCGTTTCTCGTCGTTTACTAGAAAACATTACGAATGCTGCAAAAATAGCACCAATAGCTGCTACTATTAGTAACCAATATTTTTTAATAAATTTCATTATTCATCTCCTTATCTAAATTATTTTCTAAATTATTTAAAAATTTTTCTTTGAATATATCAAATTGTTTTTGAATTGTAGCATCAAATTCTTCTGGTGTCATTCTTGCTGTCCAATGTTCTTGTTCTCCATCAGAATTAGTTACAAATTTAGAAGCTTGTGTATATGTTTCTTTCAATAATGCAACATCACGTTCTGCTTCTGCTAACCAAGCAAGTTTATTTTGTCGAATTTTTTCTCGTTCATATTCTTCAAATTTACCAGCTTTTTTAAGTTCATGCTCCATTTCGATTACGCAGTCAAAACACATTCCGTGTAGTTTACGCATTTTTTCATTTAATGGATGTTTTGTTATACATGTACATGTTTCTTTGCGACAGTTTGGATATGATCTTAATTCTTCTCGAACTGATTGCAATACATTTGAAGCTTTTGTTTTTCTAATTCTATAACCATCGCGTTGTTCAATAACATACGTTAATCCAGTAATTGGATCTGTTTCTTCCCAGACGTCTCCAACATCATGTTTAGTATTTTTCTTAGCAACATCTGATGCATCAGAGAATCCTACCGTTTTTTTAGTTTGAAACTTGTGATTACCTTCCAACATCTGTTGAATGGCTTTGACATTTTGTAACTTTTTAGACATATGATTTTAATTTAATCGTTGTTATTAGATTGTCGTTTAGGTGTTAATAAAGATATTTTTTTATTAGAAAATTTTCTTAATAAACGATAAAAATCTCGTTCTTCACTAGGATCATCTGGATTACTTAATACTTTTAAAAATTTACTAAGTTTAGATAATCTTTTAATATTTCCTAATTCCGAGGAACCAAATTCATCTGATTTTAATACTTCTGGTTGTTCTATATCTGCAGTTGGAGTTGCAGCTGCAGTTGGAGTTGTAGGCGTAGTTGTATCAGTTGGAGGTGTTGCTGCAGCATCAACCGGTGGTGTTGCAGATGCATCTGGAGTTGCTGTAATATCAGCTGGTGGTGTAGCTGTTGCATCAGTTGGTGGAGTTGCAGTTGCATCAGCTGCAGGAGTTTCTGTTTCTGGAGCTTCTGGTTCTTCTGTTGGTGTAGTTTCAGGTGTTGGTTGTTCTAATAAAACTTTAACTATTTTTCTACGAACATATTCTCTAACTAAACGTTCTTTTTGTTCGCGAGTTAAATTTTCAATTTTATCTTTTATTACGTCCTTTGTTTCTTTTTCTTCTGTATCTTGACGCTTCTTAAGACGTTTTGCTGCGGTTTTAGGATCATAATCACCAGTCTCTATGTCTTTATATAGACGATCATCATCATTGTATTTAACATACATATCGCCAGTATCAACCATTTCTTTATCACGTTTTCTCAAAACATTGAGTTGTGCATCTCCAGTAGAACGAGGATTTTGACCTCCTTTTTTATCATCTTCTGTATAATCTTTGATATCTTTACGTGGTTTTGGTTTTTGAGATTTTTCAAAATCTTTTGGTGCCTTATACTTGCTTTTATGTTTTTCAGCCATTACAATTTTCCTATTTTTATAATAAATATCATCGAGCGTACTTTAATACTCCTAAAATCTGATTTACCGGTGCGAATGCGCCTGTCATCTTATATGTATTACCTCGATATGTAAATACTATGCCTTCTGTTGGTACAATTGCATCAAATCCTCCTAATTTTTGAATTCTTTTAAGTTCTAATTCCAATTTTGCAAGTGTTGCTGGATTTGGCGATATTTGCAATTCTTTAATAAGTTGTGCTAAATCTGTTTTAATATCTTGCACTGTTTTTGATGGATTTGCTGCTAAAAAGTTTGTAGCATTTTGTAATACTAAAACACCTAATCGTAAAAATATAGATTCAAATGGTTCTAAATTTTGTTTGCGATATTTTTTAAAATCTGATTTATCAAATTCAGTTACCCAAGCTTGGAATGCATCATTATCAATTTGTTTTTTAAGCATTGCAATGTTTACGGATTTATCTTCAAATGCCCAACGATATATCAATGTAGTTAATACTGAATCTGGTATATCATATCCTAATTCTGTAGCTTTTGTTTGTATTACATCACGCCACCACGCTTTATGGTAATCACTTAATAAATCTGTATCTTTTAAACTAAATTTATCTCGTAACTGATCAATTTCATTATAAAATGCAGCTTGTTGATCTTCAAAATCATAAACCTGACCTAATTTAATTTGCTGTGGAGGAATAAATGAAAACGTTTTTTGCATATGTGCATTAGCATCTTGTATAATGTTTTGCATTAATGCACCACCTGTTAAATCCGTTTCAACAGTATTTCCTCGTTCATCATATTCTACAAGATTATGAAATTGCAAATGTGCTTTATCATATGCAATAACATTTTTAGTTGCTGGATAAATTATTTCCATGTTAGCAAATACTCGACCATTTTTAAATATTTGTTGCAATTTATCTGCAGGTATTTTATTTAAAGCTTCGGTTAAGTCTTCAGCACATGCACGATATGCATCTACTATTAATTTATATCCTTCAGCAGCTTCTATACCATTTTTATCGACAGATTCTTGATACTTTCTTTCAAAATCTGCAATTAATTGATCCGGGGTCATTGGATTAATGATAGTACCTTTATTACGAGCAAATCCGGGCTGACCATCTTTCCAAGTAACTTGTATGTTTTGTCCATCTGTTTTCTCAGTTACAGCTTGTTCTATATCTAAACGTCCAGATAATGCTCTAGATACAATTTCACGTACATCATTAAATGTTAATCCGTGATCATCCCATGGATGTGCCATATGACCTGCAGCACCTCCTTCTGTTAATACGCCTCCCGTTTTTAAACGAGATTCGATGGTATAAATAATATCTTCTGGATTATTTGATTGCCAACGTTTGCGTTGCTTTTTAATTGTTCTAGGAATCAATTCAATCATTTTTTTGCGAGGATTCCATTGTAACATGAACGGCATATGAATTGGAATATCAAATTGATAATCAGATCCAACACCGGTAGGTCGTTCTAAATTCAATTGTCTTGCAATTTTATCGCCATATTCATTAGCTAAGTCTTCAAAAAAGTCTCGTAACTCATCCGTATAGATCGGAGCTTCGTTTCTGGGATCATTCAATCTATCAATGAAATGTGTAAACTTGCCTTGAAAATCTACATCGATTCCATATTCTTTAAAAAATCCATCAACTGCAGATTCAATAGCTGATAATTCTTGACGTGTAATGTAGTTTTCTGTTATGATACTTTCTACTAGTTTTGCACCATATACAGTTTTGTTAAATGTATCAAAATCATATACAAAATCCTCACCTCGATGGTTATCTAAGAATGCACGTAATTTTTTAATTTTATCTGCATGACGTTTCTTTTCACGCGGAAACATCATTGATTCTGCAACTTCTTCTACATCTTCCTGCAGTTGTTTTGTCCACCAATTTTTAGTAAATACAGCTTCCTGTACACCTGTTAATATTTGCCATGCATTTTTAACTTTAGCATCATCGTATTGTGGATACGCAGTCCTAAACGCAGCATAATCTCCGGTAGCAATAGCATTACGAACATTAGTAGCTGATATAGGTTCATCATTACTTGTTAATGGATCTACATTGATGTTTAATTCTACAGCATCAACACCGCGCGGTATAGTTCGACCTTTTTTATCTCCTATAGTAGCATATTTATCTACATTTGGAATAAAATCTTTTGCTCGAACATAATCATCCCCTTTTGCAGATGCAGCCATTGCATAACGACCGGTAGCATCTTCCGGCAATGCAAATAAATATTCATACGCAGCCATGATAGGAGAATTAAATTCGGTTGGTTGTATTTCAATTTGTGGATTGTCATTTAATAAATCAAACATTTCCATAGTTTTTTCACGCGTAATTCCATCACGTTCTTTAGGACCAATTAGTAATATAACTCGATTAACATCTGGATGCTGTGCATATCGATTTGCTAAATCTAAATGTGCCCCTGTTATAGGTTTAAATCCTCCTGGAAAAAGTACTGTTGTTTCGTTCATTACGTGTTTCTTTTATATAAATATCATATTATTGGATTCGCAGGAACGGAAATAACAGCTCCTACAGATCTACTAGATCTAAATACGAAGTTTTTTAATTTTAATAAACCAGATGCTCCGGTACTACTTACAGAAATCATGGTATGAATTAATACATACATTCCTTGTCGGTTTGAAATATTGTTATTTAAATCTACATATCCTAAGTTTACAGCACCAGAACGTTCACCCGTTATTGGAACCGTAACAATATTTTGCGTCCCAATTGACCCTGAATTAGTAAAAATTCCATATGAATTTAAACCTACATTAGAGCCAGTAACGGCATTCATTAAAAATGTAGTTAAATTAAATGTTTTATTTCCGCCGGAAGAATCAAGTCTATCTGCTTGATATGTAAATGATGTCTGAATTCTTGTTTCTCCTGGTAATATAAATGCATGAAAAGCTGGACCAGCAAATATAGATCCAGTAACACCAGATGCCGTTGTTGGCAATGTTGCCATGTCATATGTATATTCAAGTTGATCAAAATATAAAACTCGACCTACATTCAACCCATCAACAAATTCGCTATTTGAATCAAATAATACATCGCTTCCATTAACTGCAATAAATGATGATGCAGTAACGTCACCATTTGCAGTTAAATAAAAACCACTTGATGATATTTCTAAATTACCATTACTACCAGATATATATTGAGAATTTGGATCTCCTAAAAAGAATGTTTCTGTGTGTACATCTAATTCGGATGGATTAGTTGAATACCTAAAATAGTTATTTGCATCTCCATATAATTCTAATCCAACGCCACTATACGGCACTCCTCCTTTAGTTCCTAATGATCCACTTAATGCAGATCCACTCCACAATAAAAATCCAGGAAATGCTGCAGTAAATCCTTCATATCCTAATGATCTAACAAATCCTGTATTTTTATATCCAGATATTGCTACTCCCGATTCTAATGAATCTGCTACATACAAAGAACCGGTAAGCATAGAATAATCGCCATCAATATATCGATTACCACCTTCCCAATTTTTATTATATACGTAACTTATCTGCCGGCTCTTTTCTCCGTTAACGTTGTAATATTCTGCTTTAAATGTTAATTGATTGTTAGATTTATGTGCAGTTGGTACTAAAGTTCTTAATCTAGTATAATTTGGAGAATATCCAGGATCATTATCTGTTGTAGTTCTAACATCAGAAACTTGCCAAGCACCTTCTTCTACAACAAGCAATAAAACACCATCACCTTCACGATCCGTACTAAAATTAAATACTTCATCATCATATCGTTGCGATGTTTGTGATATGTTTAATTCGCCAATTCTTTTTCCAAATTTTACCGGAAACTGTTGATTGAAATAATCTGTTGCATCAAAATCAAATGCACTTCCGGACATGTACAATGAAAGTTTTGCCGTGCTAGACCCAGAAACAGATCCAATTGCATCTAACGTAACTTTGTATTGTGAATCGGCAATAAATATGCCTTTATATGAAGAATTAACGCGAACTACTGTTGCTGAGTTTTTTGCGGTTATATCTACTGCATTTTGTATCAACATGGAATTGTTAAGAGATTGAGTTGTCCATGTTAATGTTGGTGCTGTTGTAGTTGCACCGTTGAGATATGAAACTCCTTGCCAATATGTATCAATAGTACTTTGAGTTACAAAAGTTCCTATGCTTACATCTGGAAATAGTGATGCTGTGCTAGGAATAAATATTTCTGTTTCTTCTAATTCTACATCATTTAGAAGTTCCCATGTTCCAACGGTACCGTTGTTATTCATAAAAACTTTAACACGAGATACATCACCAGTAGCAGGTTCTAATCCTTTTATTTGTATGAGAGCAAATGATTCGGAATTTTGTGTAGCTGTATACGTCGGTGTTGCTTCATATGTTAAACTAAATGCAGATGCATCAAAATTAGTATATGTATGTTGTGAGATGCTTTGGTTACTATACGCCGTATACTCTGTATCTAACAATGCGATTGTATCTGTTAATATCTTTTTTATCGTAGACACATAACTAGTTGTAGAGATAGTAAAATTAGGCGTAGGCGTAGGATTATTTGGTGCTGCGACAGTCAACGTACCCGTTTTCATATCACTTGTAAATTTTGCACCTATTAATTCAACAGCTGGCTGATTGTTATATGAAAAATATCGTACTGTTCCCGTTGTAAAAGTTGGAAACTGTTGTGAGCCAGAGTATGTACGATTTAATTGTACTCCAACTACTTCTGAAATTACTAGTTCAGGTTCTGTCTCAAAAATTATTTCGGATATGTTTGATACATTCGGATTAACTGGTACAGATCTCGTCCATTTTACATTAGATTTTCCTTGCCATTCTGCAGGTACATTAAGCGCTTCTGCAGTTAATGTTATCGTGCAATCTCCAGGAGATGTTTCTTCATAAATGTATATTGCAACAACGCGAGACTTGTCATCATCAATAAAATCTACTATTTCATGATAGATTGGATCACCATTATAATCTAAAACTTCAATATTTAAATATCCGCCGGGTCTTAAATTGGTAGGATGACCTCGCAATTTAAAAAGATTTTTTCCAGCAGTTAGACGTGTTGGAAACTCAGTTATTTGAAAGTATTCGGGGGATGTTAACGATGTATCTTCAAACCAAACTGGAATAAATTGTAAACCTTTGTATACCGCTTCTTTACGTTTCATTCACTGATATTCTTTTAAATATAAATATCAGTTATGGGAGATTTGGCTGAATCCGTTTATTTTGTTTACTTCAATTAAGTTGTCTACCATATCACGCATTGTATCTACGTGAGATATGATAATTGAAAAATCAAATTTAGTTCTAAAATAATCAAATAGATTTACTACTGCAGAAATATGTTCTGCATCTAATGAACCCCATCCTTCATCAATTGCAATGAAATTTGGACGTGGTAATGCTGATACATTGATAAGTGCAATCCGAATTGCTAAAGATGAAATAAATCGTTCCATACCGCTTGTTAATTCTAATGGCCAAAAATTATCTTCATCATATATAATATATCCGTTAATATTTTTACCATCACTTTGAAGAACCATGTTAAAATCAACAACTTGATTTAATACGTTATTGATTTCAGTTTCTATTTTAGGCATAGCTTTTGAAATTAATTCATACGGTACGCCATCTCGTTTAACGGATTCTAAATAATATTCATATGCTTTGTATTCTGTTTCTAATTTTCGATATGAATCTAGTTGTGATATTGCAGTAGATTTATTAGTTTTAGCAACTTCAATAGCCCCATGTTTTTTACGAATTGCTTCTGTAATTTCTTTGATTAATGTAGTGCACGATTCTATTTTTTCTTTGCATTCTAAAATTTCAGCATCAACCGTTTTGTTATGTTTAATTGCAGATTCATTTGAACGAAATGATTCTTGTCGTTCTAAACATGTTTCTAATTCGGATTCTCGTGTTTGCAATTCACTTTCTAGTAATTCTAATTGCAATTCTTTTACTTTTAAAGTATTCAATGAGTCCGTAATAGTTGTTTTTATTTGATTTAACTCATTGTATTGAGTTTCATATGTTTTTAATTCAGCATATTGCGTTTGATTAATTTCATATCGTTGCATCAATTCTTCTAATACTTTTCTATCTTGATCAATTGTATGTTGCGCCGACATTGCATCTTGTACAAAAACGTTAGATGTACAGTATTTACATTGTGGGTCATATTCATGTGATTCAAGATGCTTAATTTTTTCTTCTTTGGCATCAATCAATCCTGTTTGTGTTTTAATTGCATCACGTAATTCTGTAAATTCTGTTTGAAGTTTTTGTAATGTTTCTACGTGTTGCAACAACTGTGTTTCATTGTAATTGTTTCGTATGTTTTGTTTTGCTTGTGATATATTTGTTTTTATGAGTTGTATGCCAGCAGATGCTGTATCAATATCTGATAGCAACGTTTCAATTTGTTTTGTTAAATCAGTTTCTTGTGTTTCTAACGCAGCAATATCCGGACCTTCATATGTTGTTGGAAGTTTTGTTTCAATTAAAGAAACAATTGTATTTTGTAATGCGTTTCGCTGTTCTTGAAAATCATCTTCCTGTGTTTCTAAATCTCGAATACTGTCTTGATTGTTAGTTATAACGGCATCGGCTTGTATAATAATTTCAGCAAAATCTGTTTTCTTATATTCTTTAAGTTTACCAGCTGTTTCTTTGATTTCTTCATTTGCTAGTTGATACAATTGTTCAAACACCGTAATATCTAAAAATTGTGAAAGCAAATCTTTACGTTCTCTCTGAGACTTTTCTATAAAATTATTGTTATCTGCTTGAAGTGAAAATGCAGTTAAAATAAAATCATCATATGTACCTAAATAACGACGTATTGATTTATTTGTATCACTTCGTTCTTCACCATTTAAATTTTCTGTGTCTGTATAAAAGTCTACTAATACTTTAACATGTCCGTTTTTTTGTTTGATTCCCGTACGTTCAATTGTATACGTTGTACCATTCATTTCAAATGTAAACTTGCCTCGAAACGTAGATTTTTTGTTATTTAAAACTTCATTAGCTTTTCCAGTTTTACTACATTTATCAAAAATAGTATATGTTATTGCATCTAATAATGAAGATTTACCTGATGTATTTGCAGCAAATAGGCCGCATACATCTTTCATATTTTCAAAATTAATCACGTTGCCTTCACCATATGAAAACATGTTATCAAATTCAAATTGAATAGGATGCCAAGTCATGTGACGTACTGATTCTACTGCCGGTAGTTTTGAATTTATTGTGCGATTAATATAACGAATTGCATCTGTTTCTTCCGAAGTAGCTTGTGGAAAATTTACTGCAATATAATCTGTTATCAATGTATTTTGATATTCAACGTCTCGTACATTACCAATAGTAAATGATGATGTTGTTTCAGTTGCAGACATTGCAGAACTACGTTGAATTGTAATATCCTGAACATCATACTTTTTACGTATCGTTGCAATTAGCTTTTTCATGTCAGCCGCTGAAGTACCGTTAAATTTAATTCTAACGCGAGGTTTTTCTGGCATTCGATGTGGTGCTTTAACAACGGTAGTTCCTTCTACTTCAAGTGTTACATAACCATAATCATTTTGTATTTCTACAAATTTTGCCTCTCTACATGGAAGATCCCAAACTAAAATTCCATGGTCTAATGCTTCGCCATGATTTTGTTGTATCAATGAACCAGGATATGCAATTGTGCCAGCATCATTTAAAAACTGTGCCGGTTTGTGTATGTCTCCTAGCAATGTTATGTCATGTCCTTCAAACAAATCAACGCCAACATGTTCATTAGATATCTGATATCCTATATCCGTTTTAGCAGAATTTACAGCTCCATGATGCAATGCTATTTTATATGCTGCTTGAAACTGATCTGCTTTAATATATTCACTTGGCGGAACATCAACTGCCATGTGATTGAATACAATACCAGCACATTCAAACAATCCGTTATCTTTAATGAAATGAATGTTTGGATTTTTAATAACATTGATAATAGGACTAATTGCATCGATTCTATGCATATTGTTTAGATTCATGTCATGATTTCCTAGTATTACTATGGTAGGAATCATAAATCCATCAAAAAACTCAACAAGCATTTCAATTAGTTCCGGAGACATATCTAGTTTGCTATGAACAATATCTCCCGTAACTACTGCAATACTGGATCTTGTACTGTTACATGCAATATGATCAAATAAATTTTGAAACACTTCGCGATATTCTTTATGACGTTTTAAAGTACGTATATGTACATCGGATATATGAAATATCTTATCTATATAATCTAAACCTAGATCTAGTTGTTTTATATCCATAACATTCCCATTTTGAGTTGCATTAACCGTTCAAACGTTAATACATCAGTATCTTGTATAATATTGTTAATTTGTTGAAATCCTAATTCTGATGCATCAGCATCTTGCAATTCTATAAAATATACATTAAGACCTTCAGCCATAAATCGTTCAGCAATTTGAATGGCATTCTTAAGTGCATCAGCATCTAGACAAATATAAATGTCTCGTACGCGTTGTTCAATAATTTTTTTCTGAAGTGTGGATTGAATTATTTTACCAAACAAAGGAATTGCATTACGTTTAATTGCAATTGCATCAAAAGCTCCTTCGCAAAGAATGATTGGCTGTGACCAATTAACGAAAAGATCAAAACCAATTATGTCTTTTGAAATTTTTGGATTTTTATGTTTTTGTGTATCTGATTTATAAAATGCTCTACTTACAAAATAATTTAATTGACCGTTACAATCATAACTAGGAATAATTATTTTTCCAGAATATTCTCCGGTTTCACAATATCCAATTCTATATTTAATGATATCAAATATAGTTACTCCTCTATTTTTAAGATAATGTATTGCATTTCTATAGTCCGGAGTAGTTTTAGGTAACCATAATGGTTTATAATCTTTTGGAAGTTGTATTGTTTCTGTTTTAACATCAGCATCTTTAGTAACACGATATCGAGTTGATTCAATGATACGTCCTAGTTGTTCAAACTTTTCTTTAGGAAGATTTAGTTGTTTAAATAAACTAGAAATAGTACGACCTTTACGATCACTAATCCAACAATGCCATACATTTTCTCCTTGAGAATTTGTATTGATGTTTATTTCTAATTTAGGTTTGTAATGTGAAACAAATGGTGAGAAAAATGCTACGTTATCTCCAGAAGTAGTTTTACCTTTACCAAGTACTGATTCTAATAACTGAAGTAACTTAATATGTTTCATTACTATTAATATAATGAAATACTAGTATATATCCTAATTAATTATATTAATATATTAATAATATTAGTTAGACACATACATTACATTTCTGGTCTAACGATCGATTCAATTTCATACTGAATCAATCTATTAATTAAATAAATTTCATTAATCATCAATGAATATATTATTTTTTTATCAAAAATCAAATCTTTAAGCAAAAAAAGTTTTAATTGTTTTCGGTTCTTCACCTTTTTTCAAACATTCCGCCATCCATTCCGACGGAATTTCTTTTTTTGCAACATGTTTTATTCCTAGTTTCAGCGCATAAGATTCATAAGTAGTTTTACTGCCTTTTGATATTTTTTGCGTTGGAGATTGAAATACCATACGGATATCTATTCCAGGATTAGATGCTAATACATGTTTCATTTTTAAACGATCTGCACTAGTCCATCGTCCTTTTGTTTCAACATACATGAATTCACCATTACGTTTTACAAATACAAAATCTGGAGTATATTTTGCTTTACGCTCTGGTACTATGTAATTTAATGTTTCAGTTTCATATTTCAAAGGATAGTCAGTAGTTTTAATTTGTTCTGCTACTGTATGTTCTAGTCCTGATTTATATCCGTATTTAAGTGCAGCTGCACGTTTTGAATTTCCAGATGAATGATAATGATTTTTTGCCATAACTTATTTTGTTTTATTTTACATATAATTCCATATGTATTTTTTAGTTACTATTTCTAATTTTTTAGTTTTTCGATTATACTTCCAAAATTTTGCAGTAAATGTTGACGGCCGATTCCCTTTACGTATGGTATCAATCATAAATTCAACTAGATCTCTAATCATTTTTATATTAGCTTTATCATATCGTTTAGCTTGTTTTTCTAACGAAGTTAAAAGTTCCATTTCGTCTTTACGAAATTCCGACTTTAACCAATTGGCAGCACCTTCTTCATCATCATTAAATACTCCGCTAAAATTATCGAAATATTCTGCAGGATTTTTTGTAAATACATCATATAAATGTTTTGTATACCATTGTATCTTATCATGTACATTATTTAAATAAAGTGCAAATGCAATATCCATTTTAGTTACATTTTTACTAGGTAATGTAGAAACATGTATATGATCATAATGATCGGCTGCTTGCCATATATAAGATTTTTTATTTCCACTTTCCCATAAAACATAACCCAATTTTTTAAGTTCTGCTACTAGTAAATTTCCTAATACTGTAAATGTTTTTCTATCATCCTGATATGTTATGCCGTTTAATCTACTAATATCAACAGCATTTCCGGTATAATGTCTACTTATATTTCCAGATTCAGTATATTTATCATGCCCCGTTCTAGCAAATGTAATTTCAACATTTCCAATATTTGCTGCCTTTACGGCTTTTTTTAAATCTTGAAACAAATTTAAATCAATTTGATCAGCCTTTGCTTTATTACTTAAAGTCAATCGGCCGGGTTTATTTATTGGATTTTTTATAGGTATATCATCTGTTTTCTTGATATTTGTATCAGTATCTGTCTTTTTTACATCAGTATCAGTTTTTGGTTTTATAACTGGTTCAGTTTTTACTATAACATCAGTTTTTTTCTTTTTTGCAAAAATAGAATCTAAATTTGGATCTTGTTCGTATAATATTGAAGTATTCATGATAATATATCTATTGAATTTTTTGATTTTTATGTTTTATAATCCACTGATGTGTATCTTGTGTAATCTGATCACGATCTACTTTATTTATATCTATATCACGATTTCCAGATTTATATGCAACAATTACATTAATTAATTCTATTAATTCTTGCATATCGTTATCCCATTTGCCGGATGGTGTTTGATTGATAAATTTATCTATAGGATAGTCTTGTTTTCTAGATTCAAAAAATTCTAAATTTGTTGTGAACATTTCGATCATATCTACTTGTAAACTTCGTATAACATTAGTATCACTATCTTCATAAACCGGACCATCATATGATTTATAATCAACTTGTATTCCGTTTACATATTTATTTTTTGGTTTATTATTTTCATCCCATAAAATTCCGTTAAATGGTTTATTATTTTTAAAATAACCTTCAAAATATTCGTCAGCTAATACTCGATTTAATTTTCCTTGTGATAATTGTCCATTTCGAATAATACCTGTAAATTGATGTGTTGGTAATCCATCTGGTGTTTCTTGTCGATTACCAGTTTTTATATCTAATTGTAATGGTAAATTATTTGCATTTCCATTATTTAAATCTATAATATTTATAGCATAATATCCAATCTGATCAGATCCATATTTAAATTTTGAACGTTCATTTGTAGACTTAAATGACCCATCATATATAATAATCGTCGTCGGATCTGTAAGTATTAATTTACCATCTAACGGTATATTATTTTTAGTATCAAAATTTCCATAAAATTGAATTTTAGATATAGTTCGACTCCATATATTTTTTGATAATTGGACTGTTAATGGATCTGATTCTGATACCAATATTGTATCTGGAATTTTTAATAATTCCTCTGGAGTTTGTAAATCAGCTGTTGATATTTTTTTATTAATTGTTTTTAATTGTACTAACCACTCATATGCTTTTTTATATCTCGTTGCATCTATAAAAGTTTTATCGATAATTGATGTAACTGGTTTTAAATTAATCAAATCTATAATTCTATTGGCTGATAGATGTGGAGTATTATTAGCTAATGGTAAAGCACCGCTAGATACAGTAACTTCTGGATATATCGATTGAATTCCACCACTAGGTAATCCTAATGCAACATTGTATTGTCCAGATTTACTTTTAGTTACACTAGATTTATATATCCACATTAATTCTTCAATATAATTTTTAGGTAATATCCAATAATTATATAAATAATTTTTTTTTGAATCACGTTGATCTGCAGAACGAATGAATAAATAATTACCGTTTAAAAAACGTTGCAATGTTTGATTTTGATTGATTCGTTGAGCAATTGCCTTTTCTACACTTTGTTTACTAGCTAGTTCTCCATTTCTTCTTTTAGCAATTGCTTTTAATTGAAATCCAGCTACAGCGCCTGCATCTTGAGCTTCTGCTATATCAGCTGATCGCAATCCGGTTTTAATAATTACCGTAATAACTTGCGTACTTGTTTTTGGTACAGCAGCTGTTGGTTGCAGATTTGATTGCTCTAATAATAATTTTCGTATAATTTGTTCTATCATGATGCGTTTCATATATTAATAAATATCCGTTACCAATCAACCATTACCAAATTTCCGTTCCAACTCATTACATTATCAGATCGAAAATCTAAATCTAAATCAAATTCTGGTATATCTAATTTTTCAATGTCTGTTTTTAGAGCATTTAAAAAATTATCAACCACCAGATCAATTGTATCTGTTTCAGCAACAAAATCAAATATTGAAACTTCACCACCATTTTCTCTAGCAAATACAGCATAATCTTGCATAAAATTATCAATGCTTGTTTTGATACGTGTGGATAATTCTGAAGCATTTGCCATAATATACATGTTTTTACCGTCAACATAATATACCGGAATAAACGTTGTGAACATGTCACTGCGATTAACTATGCGTTTAGCAACTTCATATTCATCACGTTCTTTAGTAATTTTAAAAACTTTATCTTCACCGTCGATTTCATATACACGACCATTATCACCCGCACCGATTAATCGAAATGCATTGTTTTGTATTTTTTTCAAACAACGTTGAATATCAGAATCTGATATCTCTCGTAGTATTTGTTTTAATCGTATCATGTTTGAGATCCATTAATATTTGTTGATAAAACGGTTGCTGGTGTAATATTTTTATCTAAATCAATTCTAATTAAAAAATTCGTATCAACATCATTTCGTTTTCTAATAGGCTGTGCTAGTTTTCCTACTGCTAGTAATTGACCTGCATCATTATATAATCCTATAGTTGTAATATATGGTGCAAATGAACTACCCGTAACAAATGAATGATATGTTACATCATTATCTTTAGTAAGAGTTGGATTCAATGATAAATTAAAATCACCGGCATCTAATTTTGTTACAACCCCTAATTCATAGCTTGTTAGTGTGCTTTTATAACTAGCAGTGTATGTTTGTTGCAATATGTCGTGAAATCTAGGATCTAGAGTTGATACTACTACTAGGCCTTGTTTTGAAAATACATTTCCAACATGATTTGTTTGTAAAAGTCTGTATTCTCCAGATGCTCCAAATTCTGACGGGTTATATAAATTTGAAATTTCTTGGGTTGATAAAGCTCGATTAAAAATTCTAATTTCATCTATAGATCCAGAGAACGTTTCCCCCGATATTCCAGTACCGCCTATCATTAATGGATGATCATTATCAATTCTAGCTGACACAGCTAACGGATTATATGTATTAGTTAGCCAAGTAGCAGATGCTGAAGTTACAAATGTACTATTAATATATAATTCTACGTTACTGCCTGTCTTCTGAAATAAAATATGTTGATATGAATCTATACTTACAAAAATACCTAAATTAGTAGTTGCTTGTACAGTTTGAGTGCCGCCTTTTATAGAACAAATTATATCATTATTACCATTTACTTCAATTTTAAATGGATATTGTGTAATATTGCTACCGCTAGCTTTTGCAATTATTAATCTATTAGGTCCTGTAAATGGTATTGATAAATCGGTATCGGAAGATGCAAATAATGAGATTGCATAATCAGAATCTCTGGAATAATCTCCATCTATTGTAGTTTTAATATATCCAGGATTTGAAAAATTTGCTGCAGTACCGAGCGGAACAAAAGTATTGCCACTTGGAGTATTATATGAAACTCGTATTCCTGGAATAAAAGTTACATTACGTGAGTCAAAATTACAACGAGATGCATCAAAACATTCATTAAATCCTTCATAAAATTTAACACCTGTTACTATAGATTCGGTTGGAAATGTACTACTATACAAATTACCATAACGATCTGAATGTATTCTTAATTTAGTTAAACCAAATCCATCAAGAAATGCAGATCCAGTAAACGTAAATGATCCTGGTTTTATTCCTTCACCAATTTTTTTGTAAGGAAATGATAATACGGATGCTGATTGATATAAATACTTTTTAGTTCGATTTAAATCCGTAGGACCTAATGTATTATATGGTTGCGTTCTATATTTGTAAAATAAATGATTAATAGAATCATATATTACGGTTTGCAAACTGTCATCAACATTTTTTGCATCATTGTATGTTAATTCAGTTTCTAATGCTGGTAATATATCCGAATATATTGCATTTAACGGTAAACAACTAGATGTAGCACTACCAGATAATACAGTCCAAGATTTATATGTTTGAAACGGATTGATAGTTACATCTGAATTATCAATTTTTTTAAACACACTAGGATATATTCCTTGATACGTTTCTTCTGAAGATATTTTTGTGTCTGCCATACAGTAAAAACCCTGCTACATTTATAATAAATATAACAGGGGTTAAATCATTGTATATTTTAGAAATCAAGCTTTACTCGTATAAGAGCTTCTCTTTGGAATGATTTCAATAATGGTTTACTCAATTTTGCTACTGCTAACAATTCTTGACTGTCATTATACAATCCAACCGTAGTAATATAAGTTTTAGGATTTCCAATAAATGTAGATTCAGCAATTTGACCTACCGATCCAGTTACATATGAAGGATTATTAGAAAAATTATATTCAGCATTTTTAACTCGAACAAAGTAATGTGTACTAGTAATTTTTTCTGAATTTCTTGCTAAAAATCCATATGGATCAGAAGTTTCTGGATCTGTAAAAAAAGATGAACCAGATATTGAATGAAATAATACAAAATGATTATTACCTTCAACACTAGAAGAAACATTAGTAGCAAATCCCAACTGTTGATCTAGCATTTTTCCATCTAAAACTAATACACCATGATCTGGATATGCTAATCCATAATATGTTGGTGCAGCTGAATTATATACACCGGAGTTAATTGATCCGGATACAATATTATAAATTTTTCCAGAATCTCCAATAGTTGCAGAAGCTAAAGATGAATCATCAATTAATTTTATAATACCACTACCAGTAACAACAGAACCTGTAGCATTCGTTGCACGAGATGAAATTTTAACTAATGGTAGTTCAAAATTACCAGCATCCAAACGTTCCTTAAGACGATTACGTTTAAAATTAACAATGTATATAGAATCTGTACTACCCGATCCTGCAGTAGTAAATCTTGTATCTGTAGGTTTTAATAAAAGTTGTTTGTATTGTGAATAAACTGCTTTAGATGGCGAATCATTTAAAGTGCCTTGAGAATCAGAACCACTACCCAATGCATGACCATATGCTAAAGAAAATTGAACCGCAGATCCTTCATTTGCAGGATTTTCTTGATATACATCTACATAATAACGACGTTGTGATACGGTTTGATTAGAAGATGTTGCATATGTAGTTAAACTAGCAATACCATCACTCCATAACCCAGCAGTTACAACTTCAGTTTGATTTGATACAACATCATTTACTATATCAAATTTTGTAAATATACGTCCGTTTCTAGCTAAAATTGAAGTTTGTTGTTGATCGGCAATAATTTGATTAGCTAATTGTTGAGCCAATTGTTGTACTTGCTGAGTAATCAAATTTTGCGTAGGTATACTATTTGTTAACTGTTGATTCGTTACTTGTTGTCCTACAAGATTAGCACCAACTCGTCCTCCACCTGATTGAGGTGGAACACCGCCATGTCTAGGTTGTTGTTTTAATTTTTCAATAATTTTATTCATAATTTTTTCTTTATAAAATTATACAGTTACCGCAGTTACTTTTTTAACAGTTACGGTAATTGTTACATTTCCACCAGTTTCATTACCAACAATTGTAATTGTTGCAGTCTTATCTTCAATATATTGAGGTTTAGCAACAACTCGGAATTCAAATCCAGCAACTGCAACACTTTGTGCATCTTCATTATCTCCGATAAATCTAGCAGTTGTTGGAAGTACTGAATTTTGTAATGCTCTAGTAACTTGAATATCTGCAACAGTTGAATCAGATAAAATAGCAGTATAACCTAAATTAGCATTACCACCTTGTAAATTGCTAGTATTTGGAGTAATTGCAGCACCATCTCCTGGAGCTAACAATGTAATTGAAGTATTACCAACCGTTACTACTGGTATATTAGTAGTTTGTTTTGGCAATGTAATTAATTTAGATCGCAATGCTTGAGTTTCATCTGGAATTGCTTCTGTTATTGGCATATTTTCTATAATAACACCATAATAATTTGTCCCTAACGGATGATTTGGATTCCATAATGAATAATCAATTTCATCATCACCTAAAGCAAATTGAGTAATTTTAAAGGCATCTCCACCTTTTGCTAATAATTCTCGTCCTTTAAGAGTTAAAATTGCATCAACTGTTACAGAACTATTATCTAAATATCCCATATATTATTCCTATTTTATATAAATATGTTATGTTAAAAAATTAAGTTAAAACAAAACTACCTTGATCTCCAGCAGTTTGATATATTAATTGATTTGGATTTGTTTCTCTCCATTCTACTACAGGTTTACCATCTACAGTCTGTGTAGAGTTCACATTAAAGGCTGGCGATGTCATTTTAGATCCTGCATATTTTTGATTTTCTCTACCACGTGGTAAATGATCTTGTACTTCAGCAAAACTACCAGTCCATGAATTTGAACTAGACACGTAATAAGAACCAGATGCTAAATAAAATTCTGAAAATACTGAATTTAATACAGCTGGTAATACTGCTTCACTCGACCAATATGGCGATGATCCTGTTATATATGTACTACCACTTCGAAATAAATACTCATAAGAATATGTAGTACCATCATAGCGTTTTGCATTAGATGCAGTTAAATATGCTTGCCATTGGTCATCATCTTCCGCTGATAGCGTTAATATTTTACCGTCGATTTCTCCGGAATAATTTAAGTAATCTCCAGAAGCTGTTGGAGATACACCAGATAACGTAGTATTATATGTATTATCAAATGGTTGAATTTTTGGTAATACTGAAGTTTTATTACGTTCTAATATATTTGGTTGTATTAAAATACCAGTTAATTTATCAGTTCGTGCTGGCAATAATTGTTCTAACTGTCGGAAAAATGATAAATCAAACAATGTAAATATCTTTATATAAGAATTTATATCATTTCGATCTGCATATTTTTTCCAATAATCTTGAGATTTTTGTATCAATCTAGGATATGATTCTGATTGAGCATCTCCCGGGTCTCCTATATAATCATCTAACGATAAAAATCCAAAATGAGCAATGATATCTTCATCAATCATTGTTTGCGGTGAAAAATATACTCCTAATTTTTTACTGTCTAATGGAGCTTTATCAAATTGACTTCGTTCGGCTCTAGTTTTGAAATCTAACGTACCAACTAATTCATTATCTTCTAATCGTATTTTATTGTCATCATACGTTCCAGCAGCTAAAGATATACCATCAAAGTAATATGTTTCTTCTATAGAATCGTATGGTGTTGCTAAAGTCCAAGATGCAAAAGAAGATGTTATTGTAGATGAAACTGGTTGTACTCCAGATAAACTTGCAGTTAATGTATGATTGATTTTTTGAGTTAACGGTAAACGATATACTAATTCTGAATATGTATCTAAATTACCGTTATATGCACTAGGAGCTTTAACATGATTATTAAATGCACTATCTGATAAACTGCTAGACCATAATCTTAATTCTTGCAATTGACCTACTAATCTAGAGGCGCCTGTACTAGTTCCACCTAATGTAACAGATCCAGAATAAGGAAATGAACCTGTTGCTGAAGCAGAAACTGCTGCTACAATTTTACCATATTTAGAACGTTTTGCTACAACTTGCAAATTACTTGCTGATGTACGTAGCATTGCAGTTGTCCATTCTCCATCAAATAATTGTATTGCAGCAGATCCTGTACCATTAATACTAATCGTACCTTTATTTCCACTAACGAAATCTATTGTAACTGCATGAGAACCTATATTAAATAAATTCATCGTATTTGGAATTCCAGGAAAATCTTCTACATCTGCAGTTCGAAATCTAAGTTCTACGGTATTGATTGACTGTGAATAAAATGTAGTGACTGTTCCTGCGGCAGATCCGCTTAAATCTAATGCATAATCAAAATTTAATTTTTCATATACCGGCGCACGTTCTAATCTAGGTCCTCCATATTCTTTAATTGTCATTATAGATTGTGGAATTCCATAACATGATAACAATGCTTGTACACTTCGTTTAGTACCTTTAGATTTTAATAGTAATGGGAGATTATTAACAATTCGTCTCCAAACAGCGTATGTCATATCACGACCAGGCACTGATGGATCTCCAACTGTATTGGATCCTGTTAATGGAACTCCTGTTTCAGAAGTACCTAATACATATTGCCATAAATCCTGATATTGATTTCCTTCAGTTAAATTCCAACCAAATTGTTTTGCTACGGAATATAACAATTCATTTGGCATACCTAATTTAGGATTTTCTTCACGTTTATGTATTTTGGTCATGTGATTGATATACATATAAAGTATATCGTAGTGATGACCTAACATGTTAACAAATGTAGCTAAATTTTCATTGGTAGAATCAAATTTAATAAATTCCGGTATTGCTTTATTTAATGAATTGTAATTTCTATCATCATATAAACTAGCGCTATCATATACTCCAGAAAACCATGTTTTAAATTGTGTACTATTAACTGGATATAATGTATATGGTATAGTTGAATTAGATTTAGGAACAGGTGTGATATAACTACCGGTAATTTGTGGAACATTAGGATTTTCTAATGGTATATTGTGTGTAGTTAATCTAGATGATGATTCATAGTATAAAAACTTTTCAAATGCATCAAATCCGCTAATTAAATTAGTTTGTTGTTTGCTATAATCTGCAGCATTTGTTGTAGCAACACTTCCAGATAATTGCGATATTACAATACTTTGTGAATTATAATATTCTAGTAATTCTAGTTTATATTTAAAATTTTGCAAACGTTCTGTTGCAGAACTATAAAAAATAAAATTATTAAAATCAGAATAATCTATATTTAATTTAACACCACTTAACGAACCAGAAAAATACGCATCTACAATTTGTTGTGATGTTTGTACAGATGATCCTAATAAATCCGTCCATGTTTTTAAATCCGTTTCTGCAGAAATATTATAAGATGCATTTGCATACCAATTTGGATTGGCTAATTTATTGTATTGTTTTTTAGTAACAAAAGGTAATATAGAAATTTTATCTACATATGGAGATTTTTGTTCTTCAACTACCCAACATTTAAAATCTGTTTCTATATCAGCTGGCAACGGCTCATATAGTTTTACATACAAATATTCACCAACTACGACACTATTAACAAATAATGCACAGCGATTTCTGCTAAAATTTAATAGATATGGTTTATACCAACGACTTGAAGTTTGTTTTACCGTTTGTATGTAATTTGTAATTTGAGATAAAAACTCAGGATCTTCAGCATCTATTGCACGTAATCTAAGTTCCGTACGATCTGGAGATATTTCATCAATTCGTAAATGTTGACGTTCGTAATTACCTATTAAATTTTTAAAAAAGTTTACAGAAATTCTAAAATTTCCAGCAGTTAAACTTAATTTAGATAATTCATCATATAAATCGATTGCAACTGGTTGTACTGAAAAATTAATTTGTTGATTGGTAATTTTATCTACATATGTTGGTATAGAATTTCGTATAGCAACTTTATGCGTACCGGTTATCCAAGAATCTCCCGAATAAACATGTATTTCAATTCTAGATGCATCGGTTTGCGTAGTTATATCGGTATTAAAATATATCGATTTGTTTATATCATAACTAACAAATTGAAGTTTTTTATTGTCAATACGTTCTGCCGACACCGAAGCTGGTGCTGTTTGTATTTGATCGATATTTTTATATTGAGTTAACATATTTATACTGGTCTATTAAAATCATCAACATTTTTACTTGCATCGGTTATTGATAAAAATGTTTCATCGACTTTAATAAAATGACCGTCAATTTGTCCTGTTTTAGCGTTAATACCAAAAGTTGTTCCAACTTGAAAATCTTTATTTTCAATTATAAAATCTATATCAACAAAACGAGTTTGCCCCGGCTGTAACAATCCGGATTGTCCACTACCAAATGGACCTGCAAATTCTCTACTTAATCCAGAAGTTCCTCCGCGACCTATATAAAAATCCATATATCCAGGAAATCCTTCAACTAGTTGTTGTGTAGCTTGTGCAAGAGCGGCCGCTTCAGCTTCTGCAACATCAGCAGGATTATTTGGATCTCCAAAATTGTTAGCATCTATTAAATCCTCAAAATTAATTGTTCGTTCTCCAGATTCGCCTATAAACGAATGTTGTATTCTAGCTCGAACTCGTAAATTTTTACCACTATCTTTAACAATTTGATTTACGGTATAAGCATTAGCAGTAGCTTGAGGCAATCCATCTACAACGTTACTTAATTCTATACCTGAAGCTATTAGTGATGGGCCGCCGAATATTTGTTGATCAGCTGATGGTTTATATCTAGCATAAAACGGATCCGGTGGATCTGAAACTAAATCAGATAAATCAATTTCCGGTAATGCTGCAATATCAACACGCGTAACTGGAAATTTATAATATTCAAATCTAGTATCTAAAACTCGTAACATTGATGTTGTTGAAATTTTAGTAGTAGTTGGTTCAATAATTAATAAAGGATTTTCTGCAGAATTTTCTTGCATTATAATATTTCCAGCAGTATCTCTAGGATGTATATTAACATTATTACTAGTTACAGTTAATCCGTTTTGTACGTATTTTGTAACTAAAGCATAATCCAATGTATTAAATCGATCTAAAGAATCATCGGAAGGTTTAGATTTAATACTAGCTAAATTATTTACATCAAATACATTACTTAAAGTTTGAGTTAACAATCCTTGTATTGGTGTACCTTGTGTTGTTATATTTTTCTTTGCCATTATCGAATCACTTTAAAGTAAATTTGATCTGTGATATAATCTTCTACAATTCCATCTTTAATTTTTAATTCTAAACGATAATAACGTTCTGGCATCAATCCGTTTAGATCTAAATAAATAAAGTTACTAGTAGAATCACAACTCACTTTACTATAAATATCATCGTATGGAATTATGGTTTCATCTGTAAGAGCATCGATAACTGTGTAATATGTTGTTGTAGGTAAATACTTAACTGTTTCAATCGGGAATATATTAGTAGGTGATTTTCTAGGATATTTATCACGTCCAAATATTCTAATTTTAGCAACCTCAGTATCTTTATACGTAGGTTTTACGCGCGTATATGTAATATATGACTCAGTGTCTATCGAAGTTAGAGATCCTGTTGTAAAAGTGCTATTATCCCAATACATAGTTAATCTAGGAACATAAATTGTATGAGTTTCTCTAGAAAAGAATCTAACATAACCTTTTATAGAACTATCTGATTCATTTGCATCTGAATACTGTAATAAAAATCCATAATTGGGTATAGTTGCACCACTACTACCACTCAACCAAATCTTAACAGCATCGGTTACATCCATATTAAGATCTGTAGTACGATAAGAAAATGATTCAGACGTTACTAAACCCGCGGATGAGCTTAACGGTTGTGATTGATACATATAACTACCACCAGTACCTAATCCGCCAACATACAATGTACTAGAACCAATTTGAACGTTTTGACTGCTAGAATACCATGAACTAGCAGATATAGGATAATTCCAACATACACCATCAGTAGTAGTTCCTGCTAAAAATCCAGTACCATTAATCCAATCTTGTCCTACTAATTTTGCAACAATTGTATAATCTGACGGTAAATTTTTTGCATGAGATGTAAATAGCTGCAATACAAATTTACAATCATTAACTGTTTTTCCATATTTAGATAATGATGCTGATACTTCTGCCATATCAAATTTAACTACTGATCTAGATTTTAATAAAGTCTCACCATCAGTATCTAAACGTTTTCCAATTTCTAGTATTTCATCTATACCAGTATTATAATTCGGAACTGATTCGTACAACGTTGCATCTTTTTGTGCATAAAATATTCTAAACATGAATCATCCTTAATAATTTACTACCCGTCCTCTAATATCTTGATCCGGAAATTTAACTTCAAAAATACTAGGATCTAGAGAAGGATAAATAACACCGGTTTTTGTAGCACTTGTTAAATCATAAATATTACCAGAATATCCTGCATCAGAATCATATAAGTTTTTCAAAGTAAATCCAATTACAGATTGAACTCCAGAAACTTGTGCTAATATATTAGTAATGTCTGATTTAACTATTGGTTGATTAATTTGCCATTTATCAACATTAAAAAAACTTTTTAATTCATTAATACATTTCAATAAAACTTCATTACTATTGTAATTAGGACGAACTGAGATTTCAAAATCAATTCCTATATTGATAATAAATCCATCTTTAATGTTTATTGCATCTGTTAATATTCTATAGTAATTTAAATATGTTTTTAAATTTTCTTTTACTGCATCATTCAATGCAACTAATTGTTTTGATGAATTAAAACCTAAAACATACATATTCATTGCTAATGGATTTGCAATTCTAGTTTCAACCAATTGTTTTTGTGATAATTGGTCATCGGGAACAATATATGCCTTTGCAACACTTCCATACTTTGCTGGCATTGAATATGCACGAATGATATAATCTTCTCTAGTTACTAGACGATTTTGCGATGCAAAACTACCCAATGCATTATTTTTTATATCAATTAATGTATCTGCAGTTTTTGCACCAGTTGCAGGAACTGTATTTGTAACAGCAACTGTACTTTTGACAAAATTAACTAATGCAGCACTATTAGTTGAATTAATATTTTCATTGTATTCTATAAAATCAATATTCGTTAATGTATTTGCTTCAACATTATCCGATATACCATTTCCGACAGTATAAGTTACTGTTAATGTAGTATTAGATGGAGCCTGCCCGTATGCTCTAGTATATAAAAAGTTTGATGGATCTATATCAATATCTACCGTACGTCTAAATCCTGCTAAACCATTTCCAACATTATCTGGATTAGGAATTATTTCTTCATCATTATTATCAGAAACACCTGCTCCGAATTGTAATTCTAATTTATTATCACTTCGTAATCTAGATACAAAACGTTTTGATGTTTTTCTAAGCTTTAATAAACTAGGAGATGATGATCTATACAAATATAAATCAGGATCATTTTCTAACAAATTAGGTACATCTTCAAAAATAGTATCTTGTGCTAAATAAGGTACTTGATACCAATTATCACCATCAGACTCTGTAACTGATACAATTTCTATAACGTTAGTATCAGGCAATACTACTTTATCATATGCAATCGGAGATCCAAATGTAAATGTAGCTGTTTTAACTTGACCAGAAACAGCTCTTACAGATTTTTTTAAAAGATAATATGTAGGTAAGTTTGTAGTATCATCACTTTCGTATACTGTTATTTCAGTTGGATCTATAGATGATGAAAAATTAAAATCAATTGAATCTAAAGTTCTAAACGTAGCTGGCCCATCTTTTTGTCTTATTCGCATTCCGGGTTTAATTGAAAGTGCAAAGTTAAAATCTGGTGCTACAGCATTTCCAGTACCAATTGATGGAACTAATTGATATACATCTAAATTTACGTATGCCGGTATTGCATTATTCGGCGTATAACCTAAAGCACGAGCTAAATCAAATACATTAGCACGTTCAGTTGCTTGTTCTAATAATGATTCTTTTAAATTAGTGTCTGCGTAAAATGATAAAACATCGCCTACATATGCTGCTAACTCAATAAACAACATACCAGGTGATGATTCATTAAAATCGGTATAAGAATTCGGAAAATACTGTTTAGTAAATTCAATCAAATTTCTACGTATTTGACCAAAATCTTTTCCTAAATATGATACATCTTTTTTTACTTCCATTATGAACTCATACTACTGATAATGTATTATCATTGTTTGCAAATATTGTTATTGTTTCAGTATCAAAATTTTGTATGCTGTATTGTATACTGATTTTAATTTGATGTGGTAACGTAGGATCATCTTCCGCTGTTACGATATCGATATTTTCAATAGTTATGTAAGGTAACCAATATGTTACTGGATCTTGTATTATATCTTGTATTTCTGGTTTTAATTCATTTGTATTAGGTTGAAATACAATACTTAATAAATTAGTACCATAATTAGGTTGCATATATCTTTCACCGACACGTGTTAATAGCAATGTTTTTAAATTTTCACGTGTTTGTTTTTGTATTGAATATACGGTTTGAAATATTGATTGTTTATTTGTAAATTTAGCTCCAAAAGCAGTTTCTTGCGTAGTAGTAGCATTGTTAATATTTTCAAAAACAAATGCCATTACATACCTTTCTTTTTATTAATAGCTTTCATCAATCCAGAATAATCTCGAGTCATAGCTTGTTGTACAATTGGATCAACTTCATAAACTTTTCCAGTCTCAGGATCTTCCATTACTTTAGGAGCTTGTGGAGCTAATCCCATTGATTCTTTCATATTTTGTCGCATAGCACCAAAATTAACAGCATCTCTAGATGTCATTCGAATTTCTTCCATACCTTCATTCATTATATCTTTAAAACTATTCATTGCCATTGGTCCTTGTTCAACTAATGCATCAGTTTCATTTAATATAGATGCCCATTTATTTTCGTTGAATTGTACTTTTGGTTTACGAGATGTTGGAGACGGCGTATTTCTATGTCCTGGCATATTAGATGTTTTTTTAGGTTGTGCCATTTCATTAACAGTAGATTGTAACCCCTCTCGAAGAATTTCCGTCAATTCTTCTTTAATAACCGAACGTACTTCTTCACGTACTACCCGTTTTAGTGCTTGTATTAATGTTTTACTATCCATATGAATATTTTATAATAAATATGGAGTTATTAAAAATATGATTAATTCCAACTATCGATGTTTACTTTAGGACCGTATATAGTTTGTGTACGTTCATCAATATAATAATCTCCAGGCTGTCCTAAAGTTTCTCTTGGTACCCCTATTCCAGTTAAAACTCTACTAGGAGCTTCATTTAAATTTGTTTGTATATTTAATTGTTCATCAATTAATTTTTGTATCGTATCTAATCTTTGTTGCAAATCTTCATCTGAAACGTTAATATTTCTGTAAAATTCACTAAAATATCTATCTTCCAAATCATCTAAATTAATTGGATCAAGTGCACCATCATCATCTCCTGCTGCATCGGTATTTTTACAAATATCATTTATAGCACTATTTGCATTAGATACAGCCTCTGATGCATCTTGCAATGAATCATTGATACTTTCAATTACATTTTGTAGTACAACTATACAAGCTTTTATGGCTGCAACAGTATCTGCAGAAGATGCAATTGTTTGACCTATAGGACCTTGCGGTACGCCTGGAGCACTAGGTATTGCTAATTGAGCAGCTCCGACAAATAACGCAGTAGTATTCAATGTACGAAGCCCTGTAGAAATTTGTGGAAAAAATTGAGCCAATTGTTGCATATTTTCTATAGATTCTAATAGTATTTGCAATTTATTTTTTAAAATTACAATTTCAATATCATCACAAGAAGCATTTTTTGATAGAGATGAAACAGAATTATTTAAATCATTTGCTAATTCATCTAATTTATTCAATTGTTTATTAACAGGTTTTAAAAATTGATTTAAAATTTTAATAGGAACACCTGATATAAGATTAAACGGAAATAATGTAGCCATTGCGATCCTTAAAATGTATCTTGATTTATATTTTTATTTTTTGCCCGTTTTAATTCAGATCTAATTTGAGATAAAATTGTAGGGTCGGCTGTAACCGGAACTCCACTGCTATCAAGTAATCCTCCATTCATTAATTGAATGAAAAGTTTAAATAATTTTATAACTGCAGTACTATGTAATCCAGGTTCTTTTTCTTTTTTTAGTCCAATAGATAATGTTGGAGCATTTAATTCAATTGCAAACTCTGAATCTAAAACAATCACATCTTGTTTAGATTTTAAAGTTATACGATCTGCAACACCGATAAGTTGAGAATTAGAAAAATCCGATTCAGATTTTTTTCCTTGTCGAATAGTATTATTTAATTTAAAATTTGTAAGTTTCTGTGTACTTGTTAAATACAAAGAAGATGCATCGGTTTGAATATCTTCTGTAACAAATTTTCGATCGGTTAAATTTTTTCGACCGTTTGATAATATTATAATCGGATCTGTTGCAGTAGATTCTGTAGAAACAGTTCCGTTCCATAAAGCAGATTTATAATATGATCCGCCTGTAGATATTGTATTACTAAAACGAATACTATTTCCATTACGACCTTCAATAATTACATCACCTTCATATGGCTGTAATGGAGATACTGTTTTTAACTGAAAAGTTTTTCCTGGTTTAGTATTATCAATTTCAGTTTGTGTTTTACCACCCGATAAACCTGGCAATAAATTAGCATTAGTTGATGAATTAATATTTAGTGTTTGAAGATAATACCATGACTCTCTTTTTTGTGTTGAATCAGAAGCTTGATTAAATGTACGATAAATTAAAACTATTTCTCCAACTAATGGAATTTGTTTAATATTAGCAGTACCCGGTCGAACTATAAAAGGTTTTTTATTGAAATAATGTAAACACGATCTAACTTTGATTGAAAATAAATTACCAACGTTGGTATTTGCTTGAGCAGGATCTATGTATTGATATGTGTCATTGTATTCTAATACTTCTGCAATATCAAATTCAATTTGATTCATTTACATCTTTTCCTAATTTAGATTTTGCTTGATCTATTTTTTGTTGCAGTGCAACATCATCTTCTGTGATTTTATCTAGTTCATCTTCTAGTTCCGAAGATAATGTTTGCTCAGCCACTTTAAGTAGTTGTTGTTTTTCTTCATCACTTAAAAGACCATCAGCACCAGAAATAGTTTGTTTAGTTGAAATATAACGCTGTACGATTGCAGTTAATTTTACTAGATGATCATCATTTTTAACTGATACATCTAAATATTCTTTGATAAGTGGAACTATAATAGTTGCATCAGATGCATTTTTTATTAATGGTTGCAACTGAGCAATCAATTGATTGATCTGACGATCTTTCTTTTTAGAATTATGATACACATCGGACATCAAGTCTGCAAAACTAGTTCCTTTGAATAATTCATCATTCTTATCCATAACGCAATATCCTTTAAAATAAATATTAAAAAGGCAGATTTATGAAGTTTGCACGTTCATATTCTAGAAATGCATCATCGTATATTTGTTTCAATGTTTTTACTACTCGTGTTACGGCATTTGTTTGTGAAGGGTCTAATCCGGTGCGTTCACGAATTAATATATAAAGACGTTTTTTATTAAAGTCTTCAATCAATTCTCGGTGTTCAAAAATATGAAGAATTGAATCAGCAACATGAATATCTGTAGAATTTGTAAAAATATAGTTTAAATTGTTGTAACAATACTCAACGTAAGCATCCATAAAATATTCCAACGTTTCGCGCATTTCATCATTATGCATTTCAGTTACTACGTTGCGTTGTTCATCTATATTTAATTCTAAAGTATCAGCTTTTAATTTTTTATAAGCACGATCATTTTCACCAATCAAATAGTTATATGATGTTCTAGTATAGTAAGAATATGCTTTGCCGGCATTTGGATTAAATTTTGATAATCGTTCGGTTAAAAATGTAACTAAATCGGTTTGCAAATCAGTAAACGTTGAATCAATGTATGTAGGCTTAATTGTATTAATTAAATTTTCAGCCATCTTCATAAATGCAGGATAAATAAATCGTCTATAGATTTTTTCTCTTAATATCGAGTTATCGGTTTTATTGTAACCCAGTATTGCTAATTCTGTTATCCTAGTAAAGTAAACATTACTTTTTTTCTTCTTCTTCGCCATTGAATTGTTCTTTAAGTTCTGTAATTACTTCTGCCAATAATTGAAACGTTGTACCAGCTTCGTCATCTTTTTCAAATGCACCTAATCGGTCTATCTGTTGCATTACTTGATATGCTTCATCAATTTTAGAAAACATGTAGCGATTAGTTACTTCTAAGTCTTCTTCATATTTTTGAAGATCTTCAATATAATCTTGAGCCTCAGCTAATACTCCTGCTAAATACCATACACGATAACTTGCATATGAAACACCTAACATTAGTAGTATGTTGGTAATAATTAAAAATATCATATTAATCTTGATTAAATGCACTAAAAATATCCGTCAATGTTTTTTCAACATCCGGATTATTTTCTGCTAAGTTTTTAAGTCCATTACTTTTTGTTACTTTGCTTTTTTCTACAACTGGCTTCGGAGTAGCATTATCTTTATTTCTCCATCGCTCATACTCAATTTGAGCTGCCATGTGATCTGCATGATGAAGCAAGATAGGTAAATTAGTCTTTAATTTAGCTTGAGCGGATCTAGCAACAAAATACGGTTTATTTGCATCATCATACATTCCATCATGAATCTTAATTGCCTGATATTCATTCCAAGACATTTTAATACCATATTCTTGCAACAACCAAATTGAAAGATCTGGTACCATTGTGAATGGAATGTTTTCATTATGTTTGTACATTTTATTTTGATTCTTGCGATGCCAATCCGAAGTTTCAACTTGATATACTTCATTACCATCACCTGGAAAACCTACTTTACCTAAATCATGATGCATTGCTGCAAATATCATTTCTTCTTCGGTATATCCTGACATATCAGCACCCATAGATTTCCATGTAACGTACAATGCTTTAGTACAATCAATAACACGAAGTATATGATCAACATAACCTCCGGCGAATGCATTATGAAAGTGCGCAATAGATGATGCTGGCATCATAACCATTCGGTCTTCTAAATCATCATATAAACGATTTAATTGATCAGCTCTACTAGGAAATGTTGCATTAACAATTGCTCGATACTGTTCCCAATTAGATTTTATTTTTTCTGCTTCTAACATAGTTTATATAAATAATAGAAGATTACTTGCGTAATTCCAAGATTTCGCCATTAACTAATTTCATTGTGCATTTCCAACAGGTAATAGAATCAGCTTTTTCATCTACTCGTTCTGATACATTATCACAATATTTACATTGTAACCGTTTAAACCCTTTTGCAGGTTTATTTTTTCCTTTTCGATCTTTCATTTCTTATTTTATTCCAATATGACAATATCTCCGGTGCTTTTGGAGTTTCTTTTATAACCGTTTGTGGTTGTGATTCTATTTTAATTTCTTCTGGTATAGATTCTACAATAATTGTTGGTTCCTCAACTACAGGTTCTGTGTTTACAACAACTGTTGATTCAATTTTACGTGCTAATGCTTTATTTGCAGAAATTAGCAATACAATGGCTAATGGATCAAAAACAACTATTAAAAGTATAATCAACCAATTTACTACAGTATCCATACTAGATCCGGTAATTTTAGCAATATATTTCAATGGACCTATTTCTGCAGCTACATCTGAATTTGTTTGCAATTCAATTATTTGAAAATCTACAGCCGTAACGGAATCACTTAAAGCAGATTGTTTTGCAGTCAATTGATCTAATCGCAAATTAGCAGATTGTAATTGTGATTCATATGCACGACGATTTTCTGAACTGGTACGTATTACTTGATTGCCATTTCGATCCGTATATTGAATTACATTGTTAGATAAAGCGCCTGTCAATGATGCAATGTTTTGATTAACCGTTTTCTTTTCTGCATCAATTTGAGATAGTTGCATTTCAAATCTAGATTTTTTAGTTTGTAAGTTTTTAACTACAGTTTCTAAATTTTCAAATTTATATGCAGTATCCTGATATGCTGATACTAGAAAACCATATATTCCTAATGATGTGATGCACATTAAAATAAACACTGCAATCATCAGATAGCTTCGTATTGCTATACTAACTTCATTCCAATATCTATGAAGATATGATGCTGAAATTAATTTAGATGCTTCTAATGATCCGGCTAATATGACAATTGCTAGTGCTTGAGATGAAAATAATTTGCTCAATCCAAATACGCTATAATATGCTGCTGAACCAGCTAATGCGAATGCAGCTAACAATACAACATAAGGAAATACATGTTTCATTGTTTATTCTCGGTCTATA